TTACGCTGCTGCCTTGTTCGGTTTCCAGTCGGTCGCCGGCGGCGTCTTCGGCTCCGGCTTGCCCTCGATCGCGGACCACAGCACCACTGGCCACCCGTGGGCGTCCAGATAGTGTCGGATCCCGTTGTTGCGCAGAAACTCAGCCTGGCCCTTGCGCCTCGGTGTGCGGCACAGGGCCTTGATATCGTCCCGCGACAGGTAGGGGCTGTCTGCCATGGTGTCCTCCTTCAGTTCGTGGCCAGCGCAGCGCGGAGCTGCTCGTCTGGATCCGGGTAGCAGTCCATGTAGGCGCCGATCACTTCCGCGGCGACTTCTGGGACGATGGCGTTGCCGAACGCTTTGAGCGCACCCGCGCGGCTGTACCAGTGGATCGCTTCCGGGTCCTCGGTTCGGCCTTCGAATCCGGGGCGCACAATAGCCATGCGTCCGAAAACCCCATGAGCCAAGAGACGAATTCCGGATTGAGGGATCCGGCGGGCTTTCCCGTCGTGCCCAGTGATCCATCTGGAGCGACTCCACTCTGCAGCGCCACCGCCTGATTCAGCGGCACGCCCGTATCGTGCGGCCTGGGCGGTGCCATTCCGCGATTCGCGTCCGTTGCCGTCGGCGTCGGCCATTGCACAAGTTTCACTTCCGCCGAGAGCTTCGGCTCCCCGCGGCTGTTGAACTTGCCAGCCTTCCGATTCACCGAGTCGTCCGCTACCGGGGTCTGCCACAGGGCTGCTGCCGTCACCGCAGCCAAGTCGGGCCCGTGGTTCCTTGCTGCCTCCCTGATCGCACCCTCCGTCGATCTCACGCCCTTGTCGGCGAGCGAGGCAGTCGGTGTTGGCCACAAGCCAGAGACGGTCGCGCCGGTGGGGCGCGTCGACGGCACAAGCCGGGACAACGACCGCCCGGCAGGCGTAGTCGATTCCTTCCAGGTCAGCAGACACTCCGTCGAGCCAGTTCTTGCCAACCGCCGCCGCAACCTGTTCTCCCATGACGACAGCGGGCCGTCGGGCACGGATGAGGCGAAGGAAGTGGGGCCACAGGTGCCGATCGTCATCCTGGGCTTTGCCTTTGCCCGCGACGGAGAACGGCTGGCACGGGGCGCTGCCGGTCCACAGCTCGCGGTCGTCGGGCCACCCAGCAAGTCGAGCTGCAAGGGACCAACCGGCAACGCCGCAGAAGAAGTGGCATTGCCGGTATCCGGCGAGGTCTGATGGTTGAACATCAATGATGCTCCTGGTGTCGACGTGGCCGGGCGGGATCAGCCCGGCATCGATGAGGCTGCGGATCCACTGCGCGGCATAGGGGTCCCACTCGTTGTAGTAGTTCACGCTGCGCACCTCCGCCAGCACCAGCGCAGCCCTGCGCGCGCGGCGCGGCATGCGCGGCTGATCGCCCACAGGGTGGCGATGCCGGCCAGGAACCCGGCACCAGCAATCGACCAGGTCAGTGCAGTGGTGAGCAGCTGGTCAGCCATGGGCGGGCTCCAGCGGCGGCTCTGGGTCGGCCATCTCGGCGTGCCGCTTGAAGATGCGCATCTGGAGGGCGATGCACTCGGCCGCCATGTCCAGCGACTCGACGCCGATATGCTCGGGCACATGCAGCACCACCTCGCCACCCTCGGGGATCGAGCAGCGCATGGTGCGGTAGACGACAAGGGCGCGGCTCATTTGCCCACCGCCTGGCTGTCGATCAGGGTCAGAAGTTCGCGGAGCACCACGAAGTCTTCAGGGTGACTGGTAACGTCAGATCGCCGTGACCATCCGATAGCGCGCAGCAGAGCGTGCCGGAATCGACCCAGGTCCACGCCCTGCGCGGGGGCGGCGTAGAGCGGTGCCAAGTTGCTCACGCGATCCACTGCGCCGGGGAACAGCTCGGCAATGAAGCCGCCATCGACCCTAGTGCGCACTCGGCCCACCGGCTCCCCCACCGGCTGGCGAGCGGCGCAGACTGCTTCCACGATTGCCTCCGCGAGCTGCCCGCTGATGCTGATCCGGTCGACTGCAAACCGGCGCTCGCACAGGCGATACCACTCGTCAGCGACCGGCACCAACGCATCAGCCAGCGCATCCTGACCACCCGGGGAGGGCTGGGCGGAGAGGGCGGCACGTGCGTAGTCCCACATCTGCGAGGCTGTGTAGGCGTTGTTCTGCAAGCCGGTCTTGCTAACCGGGTAATTCGGGTACGGCAGCGGCGGGAGCCGATCCCCCAGCCTCACCCTCCCGCCGGGCTTCACGTCCGCCAGGGTCTTGTTGGTATTCATGCAACCTCCTGCAGTTGGGAGGCCTGTTCGGCCTCGATCAGGGCATAGCCGATGGCTTCGACCTTCGCGGCCAGGTCTTTGCGCATCTGGCGCAGCGCCATGGCGATGAAGCGGCGGTGATCGGTAAGGGAGAACTGCCGCATGCTGATGTGCAGCGCGCCGCGCAGGTCGCGACGGAACAGGCGGTAGGTGAGGGCGTGGCCGCCCATCACCTTGTCGATGGCCCGGCCCCAGGCGAAGCCCTCGGTGCGCTTCGGCGTGCGGCGGTCGTAGCGGTGGTGGGTCATGCGGCCACCTGCGCCCGTCGCGCCTGTATGGCTTCGATGTTGGTCAGGTAGTACACGCAGGAGATACGCTCGGCATCGGTCAGCACTTCCATTTCGCGCGCTCGGATGCTTCGCTGCAGCCCGACGGAGAACACGATGGAGCCATGGGCCGGGCCGAGGCCGTACTGGCAGTCGCAGCGCTGGCCGTGCCAATGCGCGTAGTCCTTCGTGCCAAAGTAGCTGTGCCACAGCGAGCGGTAGGCAGTTCCTTTGTCGCCCGTCGAGATTTCAGCGATCGCGTCGCGCAGCACGCTGGCGCGGTCCTCGCCACCGAGGCGATACAGCCCCCTCACCTCAAGCACAGCTTCAGCTGCCGCGATCTGCTCGAGGTCCATGCCAGCGGCAGAGATTGCGATGGCCTGATCGGCGGCCGCAATCTGAGCGCGCAAGGATGCTTCGGTGGCCTTGGACGTGGCCAGATGTTTCGCCAGCTCAGCGGACAACCTGGTCCGGGCAGAGGCGGCTTCAGCGATGTTTGCGTATGCGGTCATGCGTGGCTCCGAAGCGGCACGCGGCGCACTGGCCCGTGCCACAGGTTGGTCAGGTTGTTGAGGCGGACCTGCAGCGGATCAGCGCGCAGGGGTTTCAGCGGGTCGTGCAGGCGACGGTCGGTGTTCCGGCAGGGCGCGCACGCGGCGGTGGCCTTGCCGTTGACCAGCGGGAAGAACCGCAGCGGCAGCCGGGCCGCGCACTTCGTGCAGGTCTTCATGGCAGGCGAGCCTTCACCAGGTTGGCCCAGGTGAGCGGGTAGGGACCGCGCTTGATCCGGTCGTAGGCCGTGCTGCGCGAAACGTCCAGAATCTCGGCCACCTGCCGCGTGGTGTAGCGCTTGCCCTCGATCACCTGCGCGAACAGCTGGGCGCGGGCAAGGCCGGCACGGCGCAGGCATTTGGCGTGGCTGGGGTAGATCGTCACGTCCATCAAGCTGCCTCCTGGTGGTGGTCACCAGCGCGCAGAGACTGCTCGAATCCGTCGACCATCTGCCGGAACTGCTCCAGGTCGGCGCGCATCTTGGCGATGAACGCCTCGTCGCGGTCGAAGCGGCGCCACCACAGCTGGCGGTTCGCCGAGGCCAGGGCCGGGCAGTACAGCCCGATGTGCCACCACTCGCGGTCGGTCAGCCACATGCAGCCCTGGGCCTGCTCGAACACTTCGCTCGCATCGTTGTCGATGTGGAAGGCGCGCAGCTTCTCCGGGTTGATGAACGCCTTGTACTCGCTGCCGCCGTCCTCGCCGATAAAGCCGTCGGCCGAGCAGCCGTAGTTGCCGCAGTCGCTCAGGACGAACCCGGCGCGCTTCACCAGCAGGCCGGACTGCACCTCATGCTCGGCGCGGGCGAATGGCTCCATTTCGTGGCCACGGCGCATGGCGTAGGTCTCGAACCCTTCGTCCAGCGGCTGGCCACTGATGCGCTCGATGGCCAGCCGGAACCCGTAGTTCTTCGAGGCCTCGCTGAAGTCGCCGATGGGCTCGCCGGCGATGGCCTTCTCGATGATGGCCGAGCGCGGCACGGCCTTGTAGCCGGCGCGCTCCATTGCAGTCTTCTCGGCCAGGCCGGACAGCACCGCGTCCACATAGGTGCGCTGCTGTTCGGTCAGTTCGCCCACGCGCGAGCGCGCGGTGGCGAACATGCTGGCGGTGATGATGCCGGCGCGAGCGCGGTGCCACGCCTCGCTGCCCTGGTCGCACCCGATGACGATCACAGCGGCACCTCTTCATCGGCCGCCTGCTGCTGGTCGCCAGCCTCCACGTCGGTGGCGCTGGCTCGCTCGGCGATGCCCTTCAGGGTTTCGTGGCCGGCGCTTCCGATCAGCTGGCGCTGTTCCTTCGACAGGCGGCCCCATGCACCCTGGTATTCCTCCATGCCGCACTCGGCGAACTCCTGCAGGCTGGCGTACAGCGCCTGCCGCTCCGGAGTGTTCGGCTGCTCGGCCTGCAGATGCCGAGCCGAACTGTTGGGCGAACGCTCGGCCCGAATCACTTCGCCCTCAATGATCCGCTCGGCCTCGTCCTGCTCGTAGATGCCAACGAAACCGAATGCCAGCCGAGCGCACTGGATCATCGCCTTGTGGCGAAGCATGCGGCGCGGATGGGACTGCCACGGCCCGGCATTGGATCGGCGGCATTCGGCCATGTACTCGGTGACGCGGACGGGGCGGCTGCGGTCCTTGCGGTAGATCGAACACGTGCAGCTCTCGCCATCCTGCTCAAAGTCCATGCCGTCAAACTGCGCGTGTGAGTTGATGATGCGCGACCATCCATCGACGCCGACGACCGGCACGATCCCGTTGTTCTTGTCCGGGAAGGCGTAGATTTCCTTTGTCCACGGGTTCAGTCCGTACTGGTTCGCCACCACCAGCAGCGCGGTCATCTGCGCGTCGGAGACCTGGCCCTTGAAGGCTGTGGCCTTCAGTACGGCGACAAGCTCCTGCGCGTCGGCGGCGCCCATGTTCAGGGCAGTGGCGAGGTTCTTGGTTTGCGAGAGAACGAGGTTGCTCATTGGGTGCCTCAGTAGCGGATGGCCACGGCCGGGACCTTGCCCTGCACGATGGCGGTGATGACGATGGCGGCGATTTCTTCATCCACGCCCAGGCCGACCATCGCTGCGACGGCGGCGCGGTTGATCTGGCGGCGGTGTTCGACGTCCGCGGCGCGGGCTTCGTCCTCCCGGCGCTGCGCATCGGCCTGGGCCTGGCGCTGACGCTCGGCGCGGTCGGCCTCTTCCTGGGCGCGGCGCTCGGCAGCGGCAACTGCTTCGGCCTTCTCGCGTTCGGCGCGCGCTGCGGCGTCCTTGGCGCGCTGCTCGGCTTCGGCTGCCTCACGGGCCGCGCGCTCGGTGGCTTCGCGGGCCTCGCGTTCGGCGCGTTCCACTGCAGCGGCTGCCTCGCGCTTCGCGTTCTCGGCGGCCTCGGCCTGCAGGCGGGCTTCACGCTCGACGCGGTCGCGCTCGGCCTGCTCGGCGGCTGCGCGCTGGCGCTCGGCTTCCTCAGCGGCGCGCACGGCTTCCTCGCGGGCGCGGATCTCTTCTTCCCGGCGGGCGATTTCAGCCAGGCGGGCCGCTTCGGCTTCAGCACGGGCGCGTTCCTCGGCCTCGGCGCGCTCGCGCTCGATGCGGGCCTGCTCTTCTTCCCAGTCGGTCAGCGGCTTGCGCACTTCATCGCGCAGCGCGTCCAGGGTGTCGCGGGCCTTCTTGCGGGCCGAGTCGATGTCGCCGGTCTGCTTCTTCAGGTCGGCCACCAGCGCCTTGCCGGCATCATCGATGGCGGTCTTCGAGCGCGACACCTTGTAGGCGACCGAGGCGATTTCCTTGCGGCCGGCCACGGTCTTGACGTTCGGCACCAGGGTCACGGCTTCGGTGCGGATGCGGGCCAGCAAGTCGTCCAGGCCGCCGCCGGTGAAGACCTCGACAGCGTTTACGGATTCAAGCGGGATCAGGGCGTCGGACATGGCAGTTCCTTTGTCGGGTGGGAATAGGTGCCGGCTTTGTGGAAGGCCTGGCCGGCGCAGGCACCCGCAGGGGGCGGGCGGGGGAATGCGTTACGCGGCCTGCTCGGTCAGGTCCTGTTGCTGCGCGGGCGCGCTGGGCGGCGTGAGGGTCAGGCGGACTTCGCCGCGGATCCAAGCCGACAGCAGCTCGGCCGCTTCGTCTTCGTCCAGCAGCACCGAGCAGGTGAAGCTCATGGCCACGCTGCCGCCTTCGAGCGGCTTCCAAGTGATCTTTTTCACCTTGGCGTCGGCGAAGAACACCGCCTCGATGTGGTCCATCAGGGAGCCGATGTTCAGCTCGTAGCCTTCGAACTTGCCGGTGATGTCCTGCTCGCCCAGCAGCGGCAGGTTCAGCGCCACCAAGTCCGTGCTGCCTTCCATCGGCAGCGACTGCTGCTGGCCCTTCTCGGCCTTCTTCCAGAACGCCCGCACGATGTTGGGATCGATGGTGTCAAGGATGGTGTTCTGGGCGGTCAGGGTGAACTTCAGGTCCGCAGCGGCCGCGTCTTCGTCGCCGTGCTTTTCCTTGCGCAGGTTCAGATGCGAGAACACCGCATCGTGTTGATCGAGTTGGAACATCGGTGGTGCCTCTCGTAGGAGCCGGCCACGCCGGCGGGAAGTCAGGACCAGGCCAGCGGCCAGCACATGGCGGCTGCGAGCGCGGCGGTGATGGCGTAGCAGGCGAGGCAGGCGGCGAAGTCGCGCCAGCTGCGGCAGCCGAGAGCGGTCAGAAAGCGCATCAGGCGCTCCCCATGGCCTTGGCGATGGCGATCGCTTCGTCGATCCTCGCCAGGGTTCCATCGTTGGGAATGCGCTTACGTTCGCCCGCCTCAACGATCCACTCGCGTGCGTGTTCAAGAGCCGCAAGAACCTTGGAAGACGGTGGCTGCGGGGCGTTGGCCAGCTGGGTTGCCAGCTGCTCGCACTCGCGTTCGCAGTAGGGCAGTTCGCGGTGGATGCCGTCAGCGCGGTCGTCCCACATGTATGGCTTGTCGGGGTACTTCAGGCGCTGCTGTTCAAGGTGTTCGTCGCTTGGACGGTCCCAGGCATGAGCACAGTCGTAACCAACCCACCACATCCCGTCGTGTTGGACCGGATATTCCTCATCACCGCCGGTGAAGGTGATGCCGCCATGCACTTCGATCTCGAAATCGAAGCTGCTGTAATCGATGCCGTAGAGTCGGTGTTCCTTGGGAAGCGCGACGTAGCCGCAGCGATGGCCGCGATCGGTCATGATCACCACCGCGCGCAATCCGGCCTCGGTGGTCCAGTCCTTCTCAACGTTAAACGCCATTGTCAGATTCCTCCACGCAGAGGCCGTCCACGTCCTCGCGGTTGTGATCGGTGTCGGTGGGTTGGCACGCGGCCAGAGCGCGCGTCAGCCGTTCGTCGGCGACCATCTGGTCGGCCAGGTCGCGGGCTTCGAGGGAGGCGCGGGCGGTGGAGCGCAATTCGATCAGCGGCGCGCGCATTGAGCGCAGTTCGGCGAGCAGGATCCGTGCGTGTTCGGCCATGCGGTCCGCGGTGATCTGCCTACCGCCGTGCTTGGCCGCCGCCTTGTCGGCCTGCTTGCCGTAGCGTGCGGCGCGGTCCGCCCGGTCCCGCATCTGGCGGTCCAGCACGGCCAGAACATCCACGCCGCGGCTCACGACAGCACCGCCTGCAGCAGTACGGTGGCCAGCACGCCCAGGCAGAACGACAGGGCATTCGCTACGACGGTGGCCACCACGTGGTGGCGCTGATCGCGTTCGGCGGCGGTCATGCGGCGTCCTCCAGGTGCCCGGCCTCGAAATCCTTCATCGAGGCGTCCACGCGGCAGGACATGTCGCGGACCAGGTCAGCCAGCTCGCGGAAGTAGGGCAACAGGTGGGCCGGGACCTCCTGCGAAAGGAGGTGGGTCATCACGTGCCGAGCCTGGCTCAGCTTCTCGACCAGCGGGGCAACGTCGCCCTCGCGCTCCAGCTCCGCCGCCACGTGGTCGCAGGCGAACTGGAAGGCATCGTCGTTCGGTTCGGCCGGTGCGAGGCCGTCATGGCTGCGCTGAGTGGCGCGGGCCAGGTCGTTTGCGGTGCGGACTGCCATGGTGAACCCCGTCATATGGCCCGGGTGGGCCGACGGGGTGAGATTAGGGGCGCTAATCTTCTATGTCAATAGGGGCGCTTATATTTCTCACCGAGACCCAGAAGGTAGGTAAAGGTTGGACTACCGATGGCTGGCCTTGGCTCCGACCGATCGCATGATCATTGTCGGGATGTAGATCCCGAGCCAGAACGCGAGAGCCGCAGCAATGATGTGGCGAATGTGAGTGGCGTAGCCGTCCTCATCGACAGAGATCCAGTCGCCAGGCATCCACCAGAGGACGTTCAACGTTCCGCCGTAGATGAGAACTCCGAATCCAAGCATGGTGGCGAGCATGTATACCCAAGCGGCGCGAGCCCTCACTCGGCTGCCATCCTGGTCATCTGCGGATTCGGTGAACAGGTAGAGCCAGCGTGGCGCGAAATGGCTCGCCAGAAGAAAGTGAATGGTGGTGAGCACCGGGAGCATGCTCAGGATCCCAAGAATCACCTTGATCGTGACGTCCATACCCACCTCGGCTCAGTTTTCCCAGCTTCCAATCCAGCGAACCCGTCCGATCACCTCTATTGGATGGCGCGGGCTGTCCATGCGCTTTGGCTTGCGCCAGTTATGATCGCCGCGCGGATTGTCGGCCTTGAAGAACACCAGATCGTCGATCACCTCACAGCGCTTGACCTGGTATTCCTTGGCCATGCCGCCGCCATCGACCATCACTACGTAGAGGTGGCCGTCGCGGGGTCTGGTGTCTGTCATGTCGAACAGCACCGCATCGCCGCTGTGGATTCGCGGCTCCATGCTATCGCCGCGGCCGTACATCACCGCCAACGCTTCAGGCCGGAGCCGTTTGCGTGCCAGCGACTCTGCCCTGAACTTCAGCCGGTGCGTCTCGGCGTACTCCTGCGCCTCCGGTCCGCCACCAAGGCCTATCGCCTGTGCGTAGCCCTTGATGTCTGCCCAGTCGCCGCTATCGGTAGGCGGTCCGAGAAGCTGCTGCTCCGGTAGGTCGCGGCGCACATCGGTGTCATTGATGCCCAGCAAGCGGCAGAAGACCACCAGCGTCCGATAGTTCATCGGGATCTTGCCGTTGAGGTACTGGCTCACGGCTCCCTGTGTGATGCCCAGTTCGTCAGCGACTTGGTCCTGGGTCAACCCAAGGGAACGCGCGCGCGCCTGCCACTCCAGTTTGAGCTTCGCGGCGGCGGCGACATCCGCCGGTGTGGGCTTCGATTTACGGCTGTTTTCCATATCAGGAACGCTAATTGGAGCGGGTTCAGGAAGCCATGAGGGGCGCTATTGATCTTTCACATCAGGGGCGCTAATAATGCCGCCCATGGATATCGCCACCTACCGCAAAGAAAAGGGGCTGTCGCAGTCGGCGTTCGCCGATCTGCTGACCGCATCGGGCTCGCCGGCTACGCAGGGCCTCGTCTCCCAGTGGGAGAAGGGCGCAACGATCCCGGCCGAACGGGTCGTGGAGATCGAGAAGGCGACGGGGGGAGAGGTGAAGCGCCACTCCCTCCGGCCCGATCTCTGGCAGACCCCGGAAGCCGAGGCCGCCGCCTGATATGGACATGCCGAACCACAACCTGCGGCTGTTCGCTGCCGTGGTGGTGGCCGACCTGTTCGTGCGCCTGGCTATCCCGGCTGTTTCTGGGCGAGGGCCTTCCGCACCTCGTCCATCGCGGCTTGGAATCCAGCCCAGTGCATGTCCGATGTGTGGCCAGCCAAGGCGTCCTTCGCCGCCACCAGCGTCCGGTAACGATCGGTGAGCGCGTCTATGTGCCCTGGTCCGAGGTCGAGTTTTTTGTACAGGTCCACGATCAGTAACTGGTGGGCGGCGATGTATCCGCCCAGCCGCGTCGTGTACTCCAAGTCGTCCATGCCTGTCTCCGGTGGTAGTTGGGTTGGGTCGCACCGCCAACTCTACCGGCAGACGGGCGCCTATCCCGCCGGTCACAGGCCGGCCCGGGCAGGGAAGGGGATCACCACCCCGTGCACCTTCCGGCGCCGCCGCTGCCGCACCACCTGGCCAACCGGCCGCACGTCGACCCGCTCGCCGACCCGCTTCAACACGAACCACTTCCCACCCATTCGCATGAGCGTCAGGACGTTGGCTCCGGCCAGCTGATTCGTTTTCGCCACAGGGCTGCACTCCGATTTGGGGATGCGGCCATTTTCAGAACCAGTCAGGGGAACGCAGGGGAAAACGTTGACCCCGGCATTCCCACCCACGGGATAACTGCATGAAAAGCCTAACAATTACCTACGACGACGGCATCGCGCGCAACAGGTCGTTGCGTGAGCACATCGCGGCCCAGGTGTACGCCGGCGCGGGTGTGACGGCGATTGCCGGTCAGCTCGACATGGCCCCGTCGAAGCTGAGCGAGAAGTTGGCCGGCTGCGACAGCAGCGGCAAGCCGCGCGGCCTGTCGATTGACGACCTGGAGCGCTACATAGCCGAGACGAAGGATGTCACGCCGATCCACTACCTGATCGAGCGCTACCTGATCTCCCCCGAAGCACAGCACGCCGAGGCGCTGGCCCAGTTCTCGAAGCTGGCCGCGCTGATGGAGCCGCTGGCCAAGAGCCTGGGAGCTAAGTGGCCATGAACGCCAACTCGATCAACTTGGCCGACGAGCGGCGCGAGCGTCGCATCCGCGAGCTGGCGGCTGCTATGAGGGTCGCCCGCTCCTGTGGCGACCGTTCGGCGCTGCGGCGCCTGTGGAGCGAGCTGCGCGCGTCGGTTCTGGCCCGTTCCCCGGAACAGGTGCGTGCCATGGAGCAGCGCATGGGCATGCAGGAGGGCCGGTGCCATGGCTGAGGCAGACGTTCGCCAAGCCAAGGGCCGTTATCGCAAGGTCGAGGTGCGCACGTGGGGCGACGAGAAGTTCCGCCGCCTGACGCCCATCCCGCCTTGCGGCCAAGGCCTGTGGCTGTTCCTGATCACCGGCCCACACACCGGGCCGATCCCCGGGCTGTTCCGTGCTGGTCGTGCGGCGATGGCCGAGGAACTGGATTGGGAAGTGGAAGACTTCGATAAAGCCTTTGGGGAAGCCTTCCGCGAAGGCATGGTTAAAGCCGACTTCAAAGCCCGCGTCGTGTGGGTGCCGAAGGCTATCAACCACAACCGGCCCGAGTCGCCCAACGTGGTGCTGAGCTGGGCCGCAGAGTTCGATCTGATCCCCGAATGCGCCTTGAAATGGGAAGCACTCGAAGTGCTGAGAGCCTTTGTTTACGGGCTTGGAGAGGCTTTCGCAAAGGCATTCGACAGGGCTTTCGGTAAGGCTTCCCCGAAGGCTTTGCCGAAGACTATGCCTAATCAGGAGCAGGAGCAGGAGCAGGAACAGGAACAGGAAGAAGATGAAGCCACTGACGTGGCTTTGCCGACAGCCGGCGGCGATGCCGCTGCTGACGCCGATGGCGAAGAGGGCAGCGATGCAGGGGAGGGCGAGGACCTGCTGGGCAAGGTGCCGAAGAAGGTCGGCACGCCGCCATGCCCGCACCTGAAGATCATCGACCTGTACCACGACATCCTCCCGGAACTGACCGAGGTTCGTGTGTGGGAGGGCGAGCGCGAGCGAAAGCTGGCGGCCCGCTGGAAGGGCGACAAGGCGCGGCAGAACCTGGACTGGTGGCGCAGCTTCTTCGAGTCGGTGCGCGGCATGCCGTTCCTGATGGGCGAACGAACTGGCCGTGATGGCCGGGCCTTCACCTGCACGCTGGAATGGCTGGTCAGCCCGAAGAACTTCGCCAAAGTCATCGAAGGCAACTACGTGGACCTGCGCCGATGAACGCACTCCGCGAACAAGAGCCCATGCGCGGCCCCTTCAACCTCGACGCCGAAACGGCGGTGCTGGCGGGCTTGATGCTGCACAACGCTGAGCTGGCCAACGTCCAGGATTGGCTCGGTGTGGACGACTTCTACTCCCCGGACAATCGCGCCATCTATGCCGCCATCGTGGAGCTGGCCGGCGCGAACAAGCCTGCGGACGGCGTCACCGTAGGCGAGTGGTTGCTGGCACAGGGCGACGACGACGGCGACCAACTCGCGGCAATGGCGATGGAACTGGCATCGACCGCTTACACCGCGTCGAACGTCGTGTCCTACGCCGAGGTGATCGTCGAACACTCGCACATGCGGCAGTTCATCGACACCTGTCAGAAGGCGCTCGCAGCGGCCCAAGGGCGCCGCGGCCATTCTGCGGAACAACTGGCCGCGCACCTGGCCACGCGGTTGGGCGCGATCGCTCCCGTTCGGGCGACTGGCCTACGGCCGTACCGCGAGGTGATGAACCGATTCGCCACGCAGATGGCTGAGCGGCACCAGCATGGCCGTCGTGTCGGCATGCCGACGCCATGGGCTGACGTGAACAAGGCCATCGGTGGACTGCTGGACGGCCAGGTGATCGTGCTGGCCGCGCGTTCGAACATCGGTAAGTCGCTGCTGGCGTTCCAGCAGGCGCGCTTCACCGGCTTGCGGGGTGATCCGGTTGCGGTGTTCTCCATGGAAATGGTCGACACGGACGTGGCAGCACGCGACGTGGCTGCGCTGGGAGAAGTGCCGCTGCAGTGGATCATCGGTCAGGACGAGGGCGCCACTGCGGAAGACGCCGACCTCTACTGGTCGCGGAGTACCGAGGCGATCCGCAGCATGATGGGGGCCTCGATCTTCCTGGACGACGACCCGCAGCTGTCTGCGCCGCAGATCGTCGCGCGCGCGAAACGTGCCCATGCACGCAAGCCGCTTCGCCTGGTCGTGATCGATCACCTGCACGAAATGTCGCTGCCGGGAAAGCAGGACGAGGCGCTGGAGCGCGGGCAGGCGCTGCGAGACATCAAAGGCCTGGCCAAGTTCCTGAAGTGCCCGGTGCTGGTGCTGGCGCAGCTCAATCGAGCGGGCGCGAAGGGCGAACGCCCGAAGGTGACCGACATCCGTGGGTCGGGCGGCATCGAAGAAGTGGCCGACGTGATCCTGTTCGTCCACCGCCCCGACGTCTACAACCCAACCGACCGGCCGGGATTGGTCGAGGTGATCGTGGGCAAGGGCCGGAACATCCAGACCGGCACCGTCGTTTCGCTACGCAACGAGTACCAATTCCAGCGCGCAGTCGATTGGGATGGGCCTGCGTTCGAGTTCGAGCAGACCCCGCAACCGGCAAAGCCGCAGAGGCAGTTGGCGCAGCGCCTCGGCAGTCGCCGCCGCAGCCAAGGAGACGACGAATGACCCTGACCGCTGCAGCGAAGAAGATTCGCGCCAAGCGTGCGCGCAGGCCTATCTATCTGGTGGTGGCCAAGCTGATCGACCCCAACACCGGCGAGCTGGTGGGCGCCCTGCTGCCGGCCAATGCCGTCGACCAGCGTCTGCTGCGCGATCGCAAGTTCCGCGTGGGCCGGGAGATCCGCGGCGAGCTGAAGCAGCCGCGCGAGGAATGGCAGCACCGCCTGATCCACAAGATCGGGCATCTGATGGTCGACAACGTCGAAGGCTGGGAGCAGCTGGACGCGCACGATGCGATCAAGCGCCTGCAGCTGGACGCCGGCGTGTGCTGCGAGACGGTGGAAATGGACGCCACGCCGGTCATTGCTGCGGTGCTGGACGCCTGCGAGGCGCTGCTGGGTGCGGGAGCCCGCAAGGTGCTGGCCGGTGTGCTGCCGGAGATCCGCACCATCCCGGTCAAGCGCGCCGAAAGCCTGTCATTCGACGAGATGGAACAGGCCCGGTTCCAGGAGCTGTTCGACGGCCTGACCGAGTACATCGGCAACCACTACACCCAGGTGATGCTCGACGACGTGCGCGCCGAGTTCTGGGAAATGGCAGGGCGGAACAGGAGGGTGGCGTGATGAACTGCGATCTATTTTTCCCAGAGGGGCTCTCGAATCTTCTTAAGCGCCTGATTGCTCATGTTCTGTGCATTTTCCAGATGCTGAATGAAAGCGCATTCGTGCTTTCTAAGAAGAATGTCTCCCTTAATCAAAGACTGCGCTTCCAGGAAGGAGTTAGTTACGGTCAGGAAATCCCCGCCGGCTTCACCCATCAAGTAACAGTCTCGCTCCACGTCCTTCACCTCGTCGGGCAGGGGAAGTGGATGGATCTCGGGATGAACATTTCCCGTCTGCTGGGTTCGGGCGAAATCGAGCTGTTCAGCGATCACCTTCTGAAATCGCTCCAACGCCCGATTCGCGCGGGTGTGGCGACTTTTCATTTCCAAGTCGTCTTTCTTGGCTTCTTCAGCTCTTGCTACGCTTCGCTCGTGAGCGGCTATTCCAATCGCCGCCAGTATTGCACCCACGCTCCCAACGGCCTGAACCCATGCAGGCCAGTCAATGCTGATCGGTGGGCGTGGCTGAGGCGGATGTTTGCTCAACAGAGCCCATGCCAAAAGAGCACCTGCGGCAAAGGCCATTACAGCCACCACCGCCCAATCCCGGTCTGTTCGTCCCTGTTTCATGACTCCCCCCTGTTGTTGGCACGGATTCTACCGTCCGGGGTGGCCGCGTGAGGACGAAGAACGCCAAGGCCTTCACCCAGGCCGAGAAGCGGCACGTGGACGCCGTGAAGCTGCTGCCGTGCAGCGTGTGCAGTCGCCCTGGGCCCAGCGATGCCCACCACATCAACCAGGGCCAGCACTTCACGACTGTGGCCCTGTGCAAGGACTGCCATCAGGGCAGCTTCAACGGCATCCACGGCCAAAAGCGCATGTGGCTGGTCATGAAGATGGACGAGCTGGCCGCCCTGAACGTCACCCTTTCCCGGCTGCAGCTGCAGGAGGCCGCACGATGATCCACCTCACCCTCCCATATCCGATCAGCTCGAACCGTTACTGGGCCGTGCGCGTTATCCCGAGGAAGCCGAAGCCGCTGGCGATCACCTACGTGACCGAGGAAGCGAAGAACTACAAGGCTGCGGTCGGGCTCCTGGCCAAGGCGGCTGGCATCCGCGCTCCCTCGACCGGCCGCGTGGTGCTGCACATCAAGCTGTTCCCGCACCGGCCGCAGGACTGGGCGAAGCGCGCACGGAAGGACCCGCACACCTGGGACGACACGGTGCAGTGCATCGACCTCGGCAACTGCGAAAAGGTGCTGTCCGATGCTCTGAACGGTATCGCCTGGGTGGACGACAAGCAGATCCGACGGACCCTGCTGGAACGCATGGAGCCGGACGAGAAGGGCGCGCGACTGGAGGTGGCCATCGAGTACCTGGCCGCTGCACCGTCCCTGTTCGGGGAGGCCGCAGCTTGACCACGCCAGAGGCCCGCACGCGGAAGCGATACAACGCCTACCTGCGCCGGCATGGCGTGTGCGCCGTCTGCACCATGCGCGAGCGCGGCAGCAGCCCAGCGCATTGCCAGCGCCGGCCGGACCGGCAGGGCGGCTGCGACACCGACGGCCTTCTGCCGGTGTTCCGATTCGACGAGAACGTGCTGAAGGGAATGCGCGATGGCGACTGACGACTACCTGGTGCAGCAGCTCCGGGCCTGGGGCCACGCTCAGGCCAACCGCTTCGCGCTGACCTACGCTGACCGCAGCACGCACGTGCTGGAGAAGGCCCGCGACATGGCGCCAGGCACCCGGGAAAGGGCCCTGCGCGACCTGGTGGGCCGAGACGGATCCAGCCGCCGGCGATTCATGGCCGACCGCAGCGGCGTGGAGGGCATGGGCATGCTGCCGGCATGGGCAGTAGACCCGGTGCGGTCGACGAACGATGCCGACAAGCCGCACGACAACCCCGAGATCGCCGTCGATGTTGGTATCCCCGATGAACTGCGGTGGGTCGAGCAGGCGCTGGCGTCGTTGATGCGGCAGCACCCGCTGCGCGCCCTGGTGCTGCACACCGAGTACACGGTGTCGGCCAGTCAGGCAGTGAAGGCACGCATGGTGGCGGAGAAGTACGGCGGCACGCTGTCGGTCTGGCAGTACCGCCGGGAGCTGCAGCGGGCGGTAGACTGGATGGGCGGCAGGATCGCCGCGTAACCATGGTGCCGAATATGTCTTGCACAAAGGAAGAAATCGCCCGTGACATTGTCGTGGCGGCAATCAACCAGAGCACTGTACCGATGGACGGAAAGCAGCTCGGGCAGCTGTACAAAGATGTCCTGCTTGGGGTTCGTGAGGCTTGGAAGACTTTCCCCACCGGCAATGGGGATTGACAAGTTGCACAGACAGATGCCCTAATTCTGCAACTGTCAAGAATTGTCCCTGAAGCCCCGGCCCTGCGTCGGGGCTTCTGCGTTTCCGGGACTGCGCTTCCTGCGGGCGTAGGCCAGAGGTCCAGGCTGCCGGGCTCATAACCCGGAGATTCGCCGGTTCGAATCCGGCCCCCGCAACCATCCATGCCCGTCCACCCTCACCGGACCAATTCGCCGAGCCTTGCCGGGCTGCGGTGACGGGCACCTATCGTCGGAGATCCACCCATGGCACAGATCACCCCCGAGGAGGCTGGCGGCAAGAACGTCGTAGCGTTCCTGGACATGCTGGCCTGGTCCGAAGGCACCGACAACGGCCGGCAGCCCACGAAGCGGGACGGGTACGACGTGCTGGTAGGCGGCGGCCTGTTTACCGATCTCAGCAAGCATCCGGCGAAGCTGGTGCGGCTGAATTCCACGCTCAGCTCCACCGCGGCAGGCCGGTACCAGTTCCTGAAACGGACTTGGGCGACCTTGCAGGCGCGGCTGGAGCTTCCGGACTTCGGTCCGCTGAGCCAAGACAAGGCGTGCATCGAACTGATCCGCGGCCGCCGCGCGCTCGATGCGGTGAAGGCTGGCCAGTTCGACCGCGCCGTGGCGCTGTGCTCCAAGGAATGGGCCAGCCTGCCAGGCGCCGGCTACGGCCAGCATGAGCAGAGCCTGGAGAAGCTGCGACAGATCTACCGGAAGGCCGGCGGCGCCGTGGGTGAGGCCGCATGACGATGGAAGCCCAGCCGAGCCAGGACGGCCGCATTCGCATCTCCCTGGGGCCGGTCGAAAAGTGGATCGTTGGCGCCTTCGCCAGCTTCACGATCGCCGGCGGCATCTGGTTGGTCGGCTCGATGCAGGCCGTGCTCACCCAGCAGCAGGTCACGAACCAGCAGATGACCACCGTGCAGCAGCAGCTGCAGACCATCAATACCCAGCTGGCGGACGTGCCGGCGCTGAAGCTCGAGCTGGCCAAGCAGGCCGTGCAGGTTGAGCAGAACAAGCAGGACATCCGCGAGCTGAAGCAGCTCAGGGGGCTGAAGTGAAGCTGCAGCTGATCGACAACTGGCGCAAGGCTTGGAAACTCGCCTCGGTGTGGGTGTTCGGCCTGGTCACCATGTTCCCGGACATCTACGACGCCATTGCGGCTATGGGCTGGATGGACGAGCTGCCTGGCCCGGCGAAGTGGAGCATCCGCGCCCTGGGCGTGATGGGTGTCATCGTCCGCGTGCTGTCGCGTAGGAAGCCGCCGTGCTGATCCCTGATCCGATCCGCCCCTATGTGGGCCTGATCCGCGCTGGCCTGTGGGTCTCCGCTGTGGGTGCCGTGCTGCTCATGGGCGCACGCCTCGGGTCGGACTACCGGGCCAAGAAGGACCAGGCCGTGATCGCCGCCGCCGAGAAGGCGCGCGACAAGGCCCAGGCCGATGCCGACGAGAGCCTGCGCGCAGCCAACGCCTGCGGCCAGCTGCTGCAGGAGGTCAACCGCCAGACCCAGCGAGCGATCGACGAGGCCACCCGCCAGCAGCAAGCAGCCAAGGAGGCCGCACGCCTGGCCGAGGCTGCCGCAGCCCAGAGCCAGCGCCGCGCCACCCAGGCCGAGCAGACCCTGCAGGCGGCCAAGAACCAGCCGGGTTGCCGGCAGCAGTTGGAGCAGACCCTATGCGACGCCATTCCGTTGCTGTGATCTTGGCCGCGGCCCTGCCGCTGTGCGGGTTTGGCAGCTGCAGCAAGGTCCAGAAGCCGGACATCCCGCAGACCGTGTACGTCACCGTCGAGCGCACCGTGGCTGTGCCGGCGGCGCTGACCGCTCGCTGCCCGGTGAAGCGCGCAACCCAGCGCACCATCGAGAGCGTGGTGTCGGCCTACAACGCCAACGTGGCCAGCCTGGAGCAGTGCAACGGGCAGCTGGGTGCCATCGAAAAGCTGGGCGCTGATGCCCAGAAGGGTGAGGGTAGGTAAGTGGCACGCCCGAGCAAGTACAGCCAGCAGCTGGCCGACGCCATCTGCGAACTGCTGGTGGACGGCAAGAGCCTGCGCACGATCTGTTCCACGGCGAAGATGCCGAACCGTTCCACAGTTATTCGTTGGCTGGCTGAGAACGAGGCATTTCGCAACCACTACGCGCGTGCGCGTGAGCTGCAGGCAGACACGCTGGCCGAGGAGATCCTGGACATTGCCGACAAGGCGGTGCTGGGCGAGCGGCTGAAGAAGGACGGCAAGGGCAAGGTGCTGGAGCGGCAGACCGGCGACATGGTTGAGCGCTCCAAGCTGATGATCGACGCGCGGAAGTGGTACGCCGGCAAGCTGCAGCCGAAGAAGTACGGCGAGCGCGTCGCTCTGGACCACGGCGTGCAGGACAACCTGGCCGACAAGCTGAGGGCCGCCCGTGAGCGCGCAGCCGACCGCAACGGCTGAGCAGGAGCTGGTCGAGGCGATCGGCTCGTTCCAGCACGACCCGCTGGGCTATGTGCTGTTCAACTTCCCTTGGGGAGTGAAGGGCGGTCCGCTGGAAGGGAAGAAGCTGCGCGCTTGGCAGCGCCGGCGGCTGGAGAAGATCGGTAACAGGCTGCAGGCCGGTGCCGCTGACGCTGGCGAGGTAATCCGCCAGGCCGTTGGCTCGGGCCACGGCATCGGTAAGTCCGCCCTGGTGGCGATGCTGATCAAGTGGGCCTTCGACACGTTCGAGGACACCCGCGGCGTGGTCACGGCCAATACCGACATCCAGCTGCGCACCAAGACCTGGGCGGAACTGTCGAAGTGGCACGAAATCAGCCTCACCAAGGACTGGGCCACGCTGACAGCCACGGCGCTGATCAGCAACGCCCCTGGCCACGACAAGACCTGGCGCATCGATGCGGTGCCGTGGTCGCAGAACAACACCGAGGCCTTCGCGGGTCTGCACAACGAAGGCCGGCGCATCCTGCTGGTGTTCGACGAGGCTTCCGCCATCGCCGACAAGGTGTGGGAAGTGGCCGAGGGCGCTCTGACCGACCAGGGCACCGAGATCATCTGGGCCGCCTTCGGCAACACCACGCGTAACACCGGCCGCTTCCGCGAGTGCTTCCGCAGGTTCAAGGCGAGTTGGGACACCGAGCAGATCGACAGCCGCACCGTTGAGGGTGTGAACCTGGTCGAGGCCGAGCGCATGGTGCGCGATTACGGCGAAGACAGCGACGTGGTGAAGGTGCGTATCCGTGGCCTGTTCCCCTCGATGTCAGCCCGCCAGTTCATCGCCGAGGCGGACGTGGCTGCAGCCTACGGGCGACACCTGCGGCCGGAACAGTACAGCTGGGCGCCGAAGATCCTCACGCTGGACCCGGCGTGGGAAGGCGACGACGAGCTGGTGATCGGCCTGCGGCAGGGCCTGGCCTATCGGCAGCTGCGCACGCTGGCCAAGAACGACAACGACATGGCGGTGGCGGCGATCCTGGCCCAGCTGGAGGACGAGCATCAGGCCGACGCTGTGTTCGTCGATGGCGGGTTCGGCACCGGCATCGTGTCCGCAGGCCGAACCATGGGTCGCGACTGGCGCCTGGTGTGGTTCTCGGGCGAGTCGGGCGACCAAGGCTGCCTCAACAAGCGCGCCGAGATGTGGAGAGCCTGCCGCGACTGGCTGAAGGAAGGCGGCGCCATCCCCGAAGACCCGCAGCTGCGCGACGAGCTGCAGGCACCGGAAACCGTGCCGCGCCTCGACGGCAAGCTGCAGATGGAATCGAAGAAGGACATGAAGCGCCGCGGCCTGCCGAGCCCCAATCGGGCCGACGCCCTGGTGCTGTCGTTCGCATACCCCGTGATGCCCCGGCCGCGCTTCCCCGATGGGTCGCCGATGGAACATCGCGACCACGCCGACCAGCAGGCCGGCGAGCCCTACAACCCGTTGTCCTGAAGGAATCCCCATGTGCAACTCCGCCCCGAAGGTGAAGCCGGTGGCCGCGGCGCCTGAAGTAGCGCCCGAGTCGATCGACGATGCCGCAGTGAACGAGCGTGACCGCGAACGCCAGCGGCAGCGCCAGCGCTTCGGCGCCAGGTCGACGATCCTGGCTGGTGACACCAGCTCGGCGATGCCGACCGCGTCGGTCAAGACTGCGCTGGGTGCCTGACGCCATGTGCACCTCGCGCCAGATCATCGATCCGGGTGGCCTGCTGTTCGGCGACAAGACCGGCAAGTACGCCGACCCGATCGGCATCACCAAGACCGCCGTGGGTGATCCGACCGGCCGTGTGCGCCGCGCTCGCAAGGAAGCCGAAGACGAGCGCCGCACCTACGCCAGTAGCGGCGCGTCCTCTGTGGCCTATCGATCGCTGGCACCGACTACAACCGCGCTGGGTGGAACGGCTCCGCGCAACACCGTGCTGGGGGGAGGCTGATGGACATGATGGAGCTGCGCGCGCACTGCCGGCGCCGCAAGAAGGCCATGAAGGACAACCAGACGGACTGGAACACCGACTGGCGTCAGGTGTCGGAGTACGTGGACCCAACGCGTGGTCGCTTTTACGGCGAGACCGACACGAAGCCCAGGAAACGCAACCGGGCCAAGGTGATCAACAGCACCGCGACCGAGGTCCTGCGCACGATGTCGGCCGGCATGATGTCCCACATGACGCCGAAGGCGCAGCCATGGTTCCTGGTCAAGACGCCGGACCCGTCGCTGTCTGAGCAGTTTGGCGTCCGGGTGTGGCTGGACGACGTCGCGCAGCGAATCCGCGACGCCTTGGCCAGCAGCAACTTCTACAAGGCCATGCCGGTCGTCTACACGGAAGACGGGTTGTTCGGCACCGCGCCGATGCTGATTCTGGAAGACCCGCGCGAGGTGGTCCGGTTCTACTCGCTGACCGCAGGCACCTATGCGGTGGGGCTGGACGACCAGCAGCGTGTCGACTCGCTGTGGCGCCGGTACACGAAGACTGCCCGGCAACTGGAGCAGCGCTACGGTGCCGACCGGCTGCCGCGAACCGTTCGGGACTGCCTGGCCAACAATGGCGACCGCGAGTTCATCGTGGAATCGCTGATCGAGCCGAACCCCAACGAGCGCCCGGGTATCGGCCCGCTGGGGCTGCAGGCGCCGCAGTTCCGGCCCTACCGTGAAGTGGTCTGGATCGACGGTGTGGGCACCGCTGATCACGGGATTCTGGACATCGGCGGGCACTACGAAGCGCCGTTCGTGGTGGCTCGCTGGAATCCGGTGGCGGAAGACGTCTACTCGACCAGCCCCGCGGTCGACTGCTTGGGCGACATCAAGCAGCTGCAGTACCTGGAGGGCGAGAAGCTGCGCCTGATGGAGCAACTCTCCGATCCCACGCTCGGGGGGCCAGAATCGCTGAAGCGCACCGGCGGCGCCCGCCTACGGAAGGGCGGCATGGTCTACTTGCCGCAGGACTCGACCAACGCCACCGTTGCGCCGGTCTACACCCCTGACGCCAGGGGACTGCAGCAGATCCGCGAAGAGATCGCCACCATCGAGTCCCGCATCCAGCGGGCGTTCTTCTATCAGCTGTTCTTGATGCTCGAAGCGCTGGGCGACAAGACTGACCGCACGGCTACCGAGATCGCCACCCGCAAGGAAGAGAAGGCGGCCGTGCTGGCGCCCACGCTGGAGTCGATCACGGATGAAGTTCTCGACCCAGTAATCGTCCGCGTGTTTCGCCTTTTGGAACGCGCCGGCCGCATTCCCGATCCCCCGCAAGTGCTGGCGGACCTGCCGCTGAAGATCGAGTACACCAGCATCCTGGCGCAGGCGGCCAAGGCCGCAGCAGTCGGCTCGATCGAGCGAACGGTGCAGTTCGTTGCTGGCGTCGCCAAGGCAACCGGTGATCCCTCGGTGATGGACAAACTGGACGCGGACCAGGTAGTCGACGAGTACACCACTGCGGTCGGTGGTCCGGCTTCGATCATCCGCAGCGACGATGCGGTGGCCAGTATTCGTGCCGATCGCGCCCAGCAGCAGCGTCAGCAGCAGCTCGCGGCGGCCGCGCAGCCTTTGAAGGATGCGACCCAAGCACTGAAGACCGCCAGCGACACGGTGCCCGAGGAAGGCTCGGCGGCCCAGGCGCTGATCGACGCCATGCAGGGTGCCGCATGAAGCGCCCCGGCATGGACCCGCGGGAGGAAGAGCAGCGCCGATCGGCCGAACTCATCGCGGACCTGCAGGACGCCCGGCTCCGCGAGGACGTACGCGCAGTCTTGGCTGATCCGGCCGCTCGGCGGACGGTCTGGATGTTCCTTCAAAACATGAACGTGGACGGCAGCGCGTTCAACCCCAATGCGATGACACAGTCCCAGCGGATCGGCCGGCAGGAAGCTGGCCAGTGGTGGCTGCACCTCATCCGCGATAGCTGCCCGGAGCGCGAGGCACAGATGCGCGCCGAGGCCAACACTGACGAGAAGCGGCTGCGGGCGCAGCTGCAGCAACCTGAGGAAGACGACAATGAGTGACAACGCCACCGATACCAGCACCCAAAATTCTGGCGAAGGCGAAGGCAAGACCACCACCAGCACCACGGAACAGCAGGGCACCGGCGGCAGTGGCCAGCCGGCAACCGAGGGTACGGGGGATGGGGGTGACGCGAAGGGCGCGACCGGCAAGGACACCCAGGGCGAAGGCGGCAATGCCGGCAAGCCCGACGGTGACACCGCCGCAACCGCACCGGAGCAGTACGAGGCGTTCAAGGTGCCGGAGGGGTTCACCCTCGAAGGCGATCGCCTTGGACAGGCCACCGAGTTCTTCAAGGCCAAGGGTTGGACGCAGGAACAGGCCCAGGAGGCCGTCGACCTGTATACCCAGATGGCCGGGCAGGACGCGGCGGCACTGCAGCAAGCCGTGGAGGCACAGCGCCTGCAGCAGCTGGAACAGTGGGGCGCGGATGCCAAGCAGCAGTTGGGCGCCAAGTACGACGAAACCGTCGGCCTGGCCACCACTGCGGTGAAGGCCATCAACGATCCCGAGCTGACCAAGGCATTCAACGATCTGGGCTGGGGCAACCATCCGACCATGATCAAGGCGTTCGCCTTCTTCGGCGGGTTCCTTCGCGACAGCAAGGTGGACGGTCTGGGCGGCACCACGACCAGTGGTACGCAAAGCACCGGTGACCGCATGTACCAGTACGCCGATCGCCCGGCAGCACGCCAGCGCGACTGAGCCACCACAACAACCCATCCCACGGCCGCCGATTGGCGGCTTTTTCGTATCCAGAGGACTGAACAATGGCAACTCTGACCCGTGATGTGCCGAACATCACCGACATCTCCACCCGCTACACCCAGGACGGCAAGCCGCTGCCGATCGCGGAGATCCTGACCAAGCGCAAGCCGGTCTTCCAGGACATCCCGTGGGTTGAAGCCAACACCACGAACGGCCATCGCATCGGCGTGGAAACGCAGCTGCCCGAGGCCGTTCTGCGCAAGCTCAACGCGGGCGTGAAGCCGTCGACCGGCAAGGCCGCCGACATCACCGAAGCCACCGCCGAGTTCGCGTCGCTGGGCCAGGTCGACAAGGTACTGGCTGAGCTGTCGACCAACGTCTCTGACTTCCGCGTGAAGAAGAACGGCCGCCACATTGAGGCGATCGGCCAGAGCTTCGAGTCGCAGTTCTTCAACGGCTCCAAGATCCAGTCGGCCGGATTCGTGGGCCTGAAGGAGCGCTACGCCGACGCCACCGGCGACCTGTCGCGCCAGATCATCAAGCTGTCGGGCACTGGCAGCAATCTGACCTCGATCTGGGTCGTTGGCTGGGGCGATGACTCGGTGTATGGCATCTACGCCAAGGGCACCAAGGCCGGCATCCAGCACACCGACTACGGCGACGAACTGGTCGACGATGGCAACGGCGGCAAGTACCCGGCCTACCGCGACTGGTTTGCGCTTCAGGCTGGCCTGGCAGTTGAAGACCCGCGTTGCATCGCCCGCGTGGCGAACATCAAGGTCAGCAATCTGAAGGTCGACCCCGAGCCGAACACCGAGCTGGTGCTGATCAACGAGCTGATCAAGGCGACGCACCGCATCGAGCGCCTGGAGAGCTTGAACACGGTGATCTACGTCAACCGCGACATTTACGAGTGGCTGGACATCCAGGCCAACAACCGCCGCATCCTAGCGCTGAAGCAGACCGAACTGAACGGTCAGCCGGTGAACACCTTCCGTGGCATCCCGATCCGCGTCAGCGACGCGCTCGCCTGGGATGAAGGCGCCGTCGCGTAACTGACCGAACCCGCTTTGGCGGGTGCTGAAAGTAAACCCACACAACTGGAGCAAGATCCATGTCCCACATTGACGCACGCGCCGAGTTCTCCTCGGCGCAGGCGGTCACCGCGACCGCCATCTCGACCAACGTGATGAACCTGAAGGGCACCGGCCTTGCGCCGAATGCCACCGAAAACTTGGGCGCTCCGGCGATTACCTATCTGGTGATCGTCGCCACCCAGGCTGCAGCAGCGGCAGGCGCTGCCACCGTCGTCGCGTCCCTGGAGTCGGCCGACAACCCCGCTCTGTCCACCAACCCGAGGGTGCACTACGCCACCGGCGCCCTGGCACTGGCCGACATGACTGCCGGTGCGGTCCTGGCGGTCGTGCCGCTGCCGGCGGGCGACTACAAGCAGTACCTGGGTGTGCGCTACACGGTGGCGACCGGGCCGCTGACTGCGGGCGCCTTCAACGCGTATCTGACGCTCGACCCGAGCATCTGGCGCGTGTACGCAGACGGCAAGCCGGCCACCCCGGCGTCCTGATCGCATTACCTGCAACACAAGGCCGCCTTCGGGCGGCCTTCTTCTTTCTGGGTGAGCCATGACCTCCCAAGTCCAAATCTGCAACCTGGCCCTGGGCAAGCTGGCCCAGGACATCACGATTACCTCGCTGACCGAGCGCTCGAAGGAGGCGCGGGTGTTCTCGCGCCTGTGGGATCCGATGCGCGACCTGGTGCTGGCCGACCGGCTGTGGCCGTGGGCGATGAAGGCCCAGCGCCTGGCGGTCGCCGCTGAGGCACCGATGCCGGGTTGGGAGATCCGCTACTCGCGCCCGTCAGATTGCATCACCGTGCTGGCCATCACCGACGATCAGGGCATGCGCGCTGGTCGCCGCCTGTCGCGCTGGTGTGCGCCGCAGTTCCGCCAGTGCCACGGCATCCAGTTCGAGCAGGCGATGGGCACGGACGGCACGTCGCTGCTGTGCGATCGGGCCGATGCCTATCTGATCTACGTCGCGCGCGTGGAAGACCCGGAACGCTACCCGGCGCACTTCGTCGATGCGCTGGCCTGCAAGCTGGCCGAGGAAGGCGCGCCGACGATCATCGGTGCCAATGGGTTCTCCAACAAATCCGGCCTTAAGCAGCTGTACCAGCTCGCGCTCAGCCAGGCCGCGGCGCACGACTTCAACGAGGCCGACGAGGACGGGCATCAGCCGTCCATGGCCCAGATGGCGAGGGCCTGACCATGGCACGTCTGCTGCAACCGAGCATGTCCGGCGGCGAGCTGTCGCCCGGGCTCCAGGGGCGCGTCGACATGGTGCGCTATGCCATCAGCCTGAAGACCTGCCGCAACGTGATCACCAAGCCCACCGGCGGCGGCGAGAAGCGCCCGGGCTACCTGTACCGCGGCGGTGCGAAGCACAACAACCGTGCCACCCGCTTTATCCCGTTCATCTACTCGACAACGGTGAAGTACGCGATCGAGCTGGGCGACGGCTACATGCGGTTCTGGGTGGGCGGTGCACTACTGCGCAACGGGGCGGGGGAGATAGTCGAGGTGGTCACGCCGTACACCGGTGAGGACATCTACAAGGTGCGGCACACGCAGTCGGCCGACGTGCTGTTCCTGGTGCACCCGTGGATCCCGCAGAAGGAGCTGCGCCGTCTGGCTGTCGACCAATTCGAGCTACGCGACTTCGAGTACCGGCGTGGACCGTTCCGCCCCTTCAACAACGACGAGGCCGCGCTGCTGGCCGTATCTGGCACCCAGGGCGTGGTGACGGTGACGACCAACGTCCCGACCTTCACTGCGGAGATGGTCGGCTCGCTGCTGTATGCCGAGGAAAAGGAACTGCGCTCGGTGAAGCCTTGGGTGGCGGCGGAGAAGAACGTGCCGCTGGGCGCCCTCCGCCGGAGCGACCAGAAGGTCTACCGCTGCGTGAGCGTCCCCGTGGTGACCGGCCTGGAAGGAACGCCGTACTACGTCTGCGGCAGCGTTCGTCCGGTGCACGACAGCGGCCGCGCCTTCGACGGCCCGCAGGACGTGAAGTTCGACAACGTCAACGACTACGCCGTCGGCGTCGAATGGGAGTACGTGCACGGCGGGTTCGGGATCATGAAGATCACCGCGTTCACCAGCCCCTTTGAGGTCACCGCCACGGTGATCGAGCGGATCCCCGACAGTATCGTGGGCAACGTGCCGCCGCCGGTGGCCGGCCCGTGGACCTTCAACGGCGACGGCACCACGAAACAGTTCTCCATCCCAGGCGCCACAAGCAGCAGTTATCTGGACTACCAGGTCAAGATCGACGGCGTGCCGGTGCAATCGAATCCGTACTACCCCGGTGGCAGCGGTACTGGTGGCACCAGTGGTGGCGGCATCGGCCGCGGCGGCAACGTCGCGCAGGAGGTGCAGTAATGGCACAGGGCTGGACGATCGATCCCGGCGCGGACCTGATCAACTTCTATGAGGCGCCGCCGACCGGTACCAACAACATCGTGGTGACCCAGTACGCGGCCGGCGCTGTCGGTGGCACCGACGTCTGGGCAGTCGGTGCCTGGTCCTATCGCTATGGCTACCCCGGTGAGGTCGAGTTCTTCGGCGATCGCCTGTGGTTCGCCGGCAGCCCTGGCGATCCGCAGACCGTATGGGCATCGAACATCGGTGACTATCCCAACTTCGGGCGCAGCTCGCCCATCGTCGACAGCGACGCGGTGTCGTTCACGATCAATGCGCGCCAGGTGAACGCGATCCGCGACCTGGTGCCGCTGGATAGCCTGCTGGTGCTGACGACCGGCGGCGAGTGGAAGGTCACCGGCGGCCAGGACGCTGTCGTGACGCCCAGCACGATCGGGATCAAGCCGCAGTCGGCCTATGGAACTGGCGACCTGCAGGCGCGAGTGCTGGGCGAATCGGCGGTGTTCCTGCAGGCACAGGGCCAGCGCGTGCGCGATCTGGCCTATCAGTTCGAGAAGGACGGCTTCCGCGGCAACGAGATCAGCATCTGGGCCGACCACCTGGTGCAGGGCTACACGTTCCGTGGCATCGAATACAGCACTGCGCCCTGGCCGATCCTGTGGATGCCGCGCACGGACGGTGTACTGATCGGCTGCACGTATATGCCCGAGCAGGAGGTCACCGGCTGGCACCCGCATGAAACCGATGGCGAGGTGCTGGACGTCTGTTGCCTGCCAGGCGAGATCGAAACCGAGGTCTACCTGCTGGTGCGCCGCTTCATCAACGGCGAATGGGTCCAGTACGTGGAGCAGATGGCCCCAACCCGGTACGACGATCCGCTCGACTGGAAGTATGCAGACAGCCTGCTGACCTACGACGGCCGGCGCCCGAACGGCTCGCCCATGACCCTGACCAGCACCGATGGGTGGAACGAGGGCGCAGTGATCACAGCCACCACCGGCGCCGCGATCTTCAGCGGTGCAGGCGACGTGGGCAACATCCTGCGGCTGGCGATCGTCGACGAACACGTGCGCGTGCGGGTTATGGCCTTTGTGTCGCCCACGGTAGCGACGGTCGAGTCGATCGGCTCGGTGCCGCTGGCGTTGCGCGGCGTTGCTGTGCAGGACTGGATCTACCAGCGTTCGACTATCGCCGGAATGGGCCACCTGGAGGGCAAGGGCGTGGTGGCCTTGGTCGACGGCAACGTGCAGAAGGACCTGCAGGTGGTCGACGGCAAGGTGCAGCTGCAGCGTCCCGGAGGTGTGGTGCACATCGGCCTCCCGTACACCGCCCACATTGAGACGCTGGAGGTCAACTCCAACGGAGGCGACCCGCTGCGCCCCATGAAGAAACTCGCCTTCGAAGTCGCGCTGCTGGTGCGCAACACCCGTGGCGTCTACGTCGGTACCACGCTGGACACGCTGGATCCGATCGCACAGCGCGATTTCGAGAACTACGACGAGCCCACGGCCCCGTACACCGGCGTCCTGCGCAAGAACATGTCCTGCAGGTGGGGCGTGGACAGCGGCCATTTCCACATCGTCAGCGACGACCCGCTGCCGATGGAGATCCTGTCGCTGATGCCCCAGGTGGTGGCGTCCGAATGAAGATCACCGCAGAACTGGTACCGGCCGAGGCTGGACACATCGAAGTGATCGCAGCTGCTGCGCGGCCTGCGGACGTGGTCGAGCTGTGGGCCTGCGCCCGCACCACGCCGGCCGAGGCCCTGCATCGAGGCCTGGCCGGGAGCGCTGAGGCATGGACGGCGATGGTGCGAGGCGTGCCGGTGTGCATGTTCGGGGCCACGCCTTACTCGATCCTCGGTGGCATCGGCACGCCCTGGATGGTTGGCTCGACAGGCCTTGACCCGCTGTCGGTCCAGAAGGAACTGCTGCGCCTGTCCCGCCCGGCGCTGGCCCGCATGCAGCACGCGTTCCCTTCGATGCTGTTCAACGTCGTTGATCAGCGCAACGAGGCCGCGCAGCGCTGGCTGCATTGGCTGGGCTTCCACTTCCTCGCGCCGGTGCCGGTCGGACCGGACAGCGCCCCTTTCCTTCCGTTCTACTGGAGCGCCGACGGTGCATAGCTTCCGCCACCACGACCACGGGTACACCAGCCCGTGCCACATTCCGCTGAAGCGCAGCGGGGACGACTGCTCTCTCGACCGTGATGGCTACTCCCGAGCAAGTGTCGCTGCCGATAGGTCGCAGCGCATGCATCGCTTGGTCTATCAGCGCCTGCACGGCCAGGTGCCGGACGGAATGGTGCTGGATCATCTGTGCGGCAACCGTGCCTGCTGCAACCCGGCGCACCTGGAGGCCGTGACTCAGGCCGTCAATGTGCGTCGCAGCCGCCTCGCGCAGCTCTCGCCCGAGCAGGTGGCCCGTATCAAGGAACTGCGGAAGGCCGGCATGCGCCCCACGGCGATTGGCCGGCTGTTCGGCGTGACCCAGAGCCATGTGTCGCACATCTGCTCCAACCGCTACTGGCGCACCGACGGCGCACCGTCCTATCGAACCATCAAGCTGCGGCAGGCCAAGGCCTGCGCCGGGCAGTAAGGAGAAAGTGTCATCTGCAACCCAGCCGTAGCACTCATTGCCGCCACGCTCGTAACCGGCGCCTACCAGGCGAACGTGCAGAACCAGCAGGGCAAGGCCAACGCGCAGATCGCCGAGAACAACGCGATGCTGGCGCAGCAGGACGCCGACGCCAGCAACGCCCTGGCCACCCGCGAGATGGAGCAGCAGTCCTGGCGCACGCGCATTGCGCTTGGCCAACAGCGCGCCGCGATCGCCGCCAACAACATCGACCCCACGCTCGGTACGCCGGCGGAGATCCTGGGCGAAACCGCCATGTTCGGTGAGGTCGATCAGCAGACGATCCGCATGAACGCTGCGCGGCAGGCCTGGGGCTTCAACGCACAGGCCCAGAACCAGCGCACGCAGGGCGAGCTGGCCCGCTGGAGCGGCAACGCACAGGCGACCGGTACGATCCTGGGCTCGCTCGCCAGCGCAGCCAGTATGGGGATCGGCGGTATGGGCAGGGCGGGGGCGGCCGGTTCTGGGAACCTGTCGTCCCAGGCCAACAGCATCACCATGCGCAACAACGCGCGCATTTCGCGCGGCTGGGGGCTGTGACATGGCGACCCTAATCCCACGCACCAGCGGGCCGCAGGTGCAGGCCGAGCTTGGCCCACAGGTCCGCAACACCGCACAGGTCGACCTGTCGCCGCTGACCCGAACCGCTGGTGCGGTTGGCCAGGCGGCCGCCGATCTGTTCCAGCAGCAGAAGCAGCGCGCCGACCTGACCGCCGTCATGGAGGCACGACGCGAGCTGTCGGACTGGGAGGGCAGCACCTTCAACCCGTCCAACGCCGACGGCATCGCCAAGTACCAGGGCAAGAACGCACTGCAGGCGCACGATGCGCTGCTGGGCGATCTCGACCAGCGTGTGTCGTCCATCCGTAGCCGCCTGTCGCCCGAGCAGCAGCAGCGGTTCGACCAGGTGTCGTTCTCGTTCCGCGACTCTGTGCAGGGCAGGCTCAACAACTACGCCGATCGCGAGTACAGCGCCTACGAGGCTACCGAACGCAAGGCCACGATCGACAACATCGGCCAGGACGCAGTCAGCGCCGGCATGTCCGGCGACTTCGGCTTGGCTGACGTGCGGTTGCAGGAGGCCGTCGGCATCGCCAGTGCCGCCTACCAGACGCAGGGCATGGGTGCCGAGGCGATCAAGGCCAGCGAGCGCGGCATCGTCTCTTCCGTGCGCAAGCAGACGGCCGCGGCGATGGCCACCCGTGACCCGTTCGCGGCGGAGGACTACTACCACCGCTACGCGGACCAGATGACGCCGGAGGACCGAGCACAGGTCGAGCGCACGCTGTACCCGGTGGTGAAGGACCGCGCGGCCTACGAGCTGGCGCAGTCTCTGGCCGATGGACGTGGTGCTGTCGAGCCGCTGCCTGCGCCTGCTGCCCGAGGTGTGCCGTCGGTCGGGGTGGCCAAGGCGATCGACGACGCAGCAAAGGCCGAAGGCCTGGACGCGGCAGGCCGCGCCGACTTGTACGCCCTGGCCGAGCAAGAATCTGGGTTCCGGCCCGGAGTGGTCAATCCCGAGGTGCTGGACGATGGCGACCAGGCCACGGGTCTGTTCCAGTACCGCGCCACCAGCGCCGGCGGCATCGACCGCAAGGACGCCGCGGCGTCTGCCCGGCGCGCAGCCCGCGAGTACAAGGAACGGCTGGCCAAGGGCGGCCGGGCCTTCGCGATTGCCGCGCACTTCGCCGGGGAGGGCGGCGCCGATGCGGTGGTGAATCGCGGCCGCTCGGCGCAGAACCCGAAGACGGCGCTGTACGTGCGCCAGGTCATGGGCCGCTCTGCGCGCTGGGCATCCGCCGCGGGGGAGGGCGCAACGTCGGGAGCGCCGGTCGCTGCCGCTGCGACTGCAGCACCCTCGACGCTGGCCGATGCCATAGCTGCCATTCCTCGCACGATGCCGCCGGATCAACGCGCTGCTGCAGAGGGCTACCTGCGCGACATCTACGCGCAGCGCAAAGACAGGCTGGAGCAGGCGAAGAAGGCTGCGGCGATGTCGATCTACGACAAGGTGGCTGCCGCCGGCGCGAGCGTGCCGCTGTCGCAGGTGCTGGCACCGGCCGAGCTGGCGCTGATGGGCCAGGACCCCACGCTGTATGAGTCGGTAAATCGCTATCGCAAGATCGTCGCCGAAGGCGCGACGGTGCAGGACGACCCGGCGACGCTGGAGAGCATTCAGCGCATGCAGGCCCTGCGTCCCAACGAGTTCGCCAAGCTGCCGCTGGGCCAGTACGCCGACAAGCTCAGCGGCAAGACGCTGAAGTCGCTGGCCGAGGACCAGACCAAGGCCAACGACCCATCGAAGCGTGCCGACTGGATGAACGAGACGGACCGCCGAGATCGCGGCTACCAGATGCTTGGCATTGCTACTGAAGGCGATGCCGCTGGGGAAGGATCCAAGAAGAGCAACGAGTCCCGCGCCGCGCTTCGCGGGGAATTTGCCATCGCCTACCAGAACGCACAGACGGCGTTCGTGCAGTCCACCGGAAAGAAGCCGACCCCTGAACAGGCCGACGTTCTGCTGGCGGCGACGGCCAAACAGTTCGCCCAGAACCTGCAGGGCGGCCGGCTCGGTGCGATCCAGGAGAAGGACGGCAAGTTCAAGAGCAACCCGAAGGTGAAGGTGGGCCTCTATAGCAGCGCCGCACAGTTCGACCTGCAGGTCAGCCAGGCCGACCGAGACGCAGTCCGGGGTGCATACGCCGACAAGTACGGCCGGCCGCCGACCGATGCCTGGGTTACGCAGTACCTCGCCCGCAAGAGCCAAGGAGCCAAGAAGTGATCGACAAAGTGCTGGAAGGCTTCGACGAACTGTCGGACGAGATCGAGAGCAACCGGCAGGTGACGCTGCGCAGCACCTACACCGGCACCAGTCAGAAGCCGGAAGAAGCCGCGCGCGCGAACCAGCTGTCGGATCAGCTTGGCCAGCCCTTCGGCGTGGTGGCGGCTAACCTTGGAGACTACGAGCAGGACGCCCGGCGGCAGGAGATCGACGACGCCGGCCGGGCATCGCCGCACGTGGGCGACTTCCTGAGCGATCCGCGCCGGATGGCGCTGGCAAGCGATGAAGCCCCGAAGCTGGCCACCTATGCCAATTCGCTGGTGACCGGTGAGGCCCGTGCCACCGCCGAGCCGAACATCCTGGAGCAGGTCATCGGCGGCATCGTCAGCGGGTGGCAGCGAGGCAAGGCGAATGCGCTGTCCTTGCTGCCCGATGGCCCAGCGGTGATGGACCCGTCGACCGGCCGGCTGACCACTGACCGTTCGGCGGAGGAAGCCGCACTGCGTGCCGACCAGGAGCGCCGTGCACAGGCCGCAGACGTGACCAGCGCCAGCACCGACCGAGGGTTCCAGGCGTTCGACCGCGCGAACAAGACCGGCAGTTTCGGCGGTGCTGTGCGGGAGCTGGCCGGCGGCGGCACCGACACGCTGGGAGCCATTGCCGTCACCTTGGGTCAGTCGATCGGCATGGGCGCCCCGGGCCTGGCACTGACCGCGGCCACCGGTGGCGGTAGCCGTGTGGTGACCGCTGCCTCGGCCGGTACCGGTTCAGGCCTGACAGAGTTCGGCGCCAGCATCGCCGACGCCATGCAGGACGCAAAGGTCGACCCGACCGACGCCTACGCGGTTGGCCAGTTCCTGCGCGACCCGCAGAAGATGGCCGCCGCGCGCGACAAGGCGGCCAAGCGGGGCGTGGCCATCGGCATCTTCGATGCCTTGACTGCCGGTGTAGCCGGCCACTTCATCAACAACGCCCGCCGCAGCGCGTCCTCGGCGGTCCTGCGCACCGGTGCTGAGGCCGGCCTGCAGCTGGGTGGCGGCGCCGCAGGCGAAGCCACTGCGCAGCTGCTGACCGAGGAACGCCTGAAGTGGGGCGACATCATCATGGAAGGCCTGGCCGAGGTTCCCACCGGTGCGGTCGAAGTGCACGCCAACTACCGCGCCGCGCGCGCGTCCGGGCAGGTGCGCTGGATCAACGAGCGCCTGGACCAGGTGATGCAGTCGGGCCAGAGCAACGACCGCCTGCGCGCCGCCACCGAGCTTGCGGGAGAGCTGAAGCTGGGCGAGCGCTCGCCGGAGGACATGAAGGCGCTGACTGCACAGGTGGCCGGCGAGGACGCACGGGTGTACCTGGACGCGGAGCAGGCGCAGACGCTGTTCCAGTCCGCACCGCAGGTGCTGCAGGACATGGTCGGCGGCGAGTCGGCGCTGGCCGAGCAGCTGGCCACTGGCCAGGTCGTGATTCCGATGGCGGAGTGGATGGCTGCGGTGCCGCGGCTGCCGAACCGCGACGAGATCCTGCGCAATGCCCGTACCACGGCCGACGGCCTGTCACCGGCGGAGCTGGAAGCGCTCGACATCGACGCAATGGCCCGCGAGCTGGGTGTGCCGCTGGATGCACCTGCACCGGACGCGACTGCGGCCAATGCCCGCGCGCAGGTGCAGCAGTCGGTCATGGCGCAGCTGGTCGGCACCGAGCGGTACACCCCCGCTCAGGCGGAAAGCCAGGCGCAGCTGTGGGGCGCCATGTTCGGCCGGCTGGGCGAGGTCACCGGACAGGATCCGGTGGCGCTGTACGAGCGCTACGCGGCCGGCATCGATGCTGCTGAAGCGCCGGCAGAGGGCGCCGAGGCACAGCCGCGCACGCTGATGCAGCGGGGAATGGATGCTCTGCGCAGCCTGCTCGGACGTCCGCAGGTGGCCACTGACGGCCGCGGCCAGCAGACCATCGAGCGCGAAGGCAGTTCCTACGTGCAGCGGGCCGGGCAGTGGCTGCTGGCCGACGACCAGGGCCAGGCCCGTGACTTCCTGACGCTGGATCAGGCGCGGACGGAATCCGAGCGCACCGGCGGCGAGATCGTGCAGGACGACCCGATCGAGGGACAGCGCCAAACCTGGAGCGTGGCGCTGCCGGATACTGCTGCGCGCGAGGTGCTGGCCGGGGACATCCTGTTCCAGGGGGGAGCCGCGTCGCGTGGTCAGATCCAGATCGGCCCTGACCGGGCGATGCAGATCAGCCTGTTCAAGGGCGCCGACTTGTCCACCTTCCTGCACGAATCCGGGCACTTCTTCCTGGAGGTGTACCGGGACGTGGCCACGGCCGAAGATGCCGCCCCCCAGCTGCGCTCCGACCTCGATGCGCTGTTGAAGTGGTTCGGGGTCGAGTCGGCGGACCAGATCGGTGTCGACCAGCACGAACAGTTCGCCCGCGGCTTCGAGGCGTACCTGGGCGAAGGCAAGGCGCCCACGCCGGAGCTGCAATCGGTGTTCAGCCAGTTCAAGCAATGGATTCTCGGCGTCTACCGCAGCCTGCGGAATCTTGACGTGGAGCTGACTGACGACGTGCGCGGCGTGTTCGACCGCATGCTGGCCAGCCAGGAAGAGATCGAGGCGGCACAGGCCCGGGTTGGCTTCGAGCCGATCGTGCGCGACCTGGCTGAAGCGCAGGCGCTGGGCATGACCGAGCGCCAGTTCGCCGACTACCAGGCGCAGGTTGCTGCGGCGCGCGAGCAGGCCGAGGCCGACCTGATGGCGCAGCTGCAGGAAGCCGATGCGCGCGCGCGGGAGAGCTGGTGGAAGGACGAGCTGGCCACCATCCGCGGCGAAGTCGAGGCGGAGGTCGAGGCCACGCCGATCGTGCGTGCCTACCGCGTGCTGACCGGCCGAAAGGAAGCCGGCGGCGAGCCGGTACCGGAGCAGCTGCAGGGCCTGAAGCTGGACCGCGCTGTACTGGCAGCGACCTACGGTGACGGTCTGCTGGACAAGATGGGCCGGGTCTACGCCCGCAAGGGCGGCACTCATCCCGAAGAGGTGGCCACCCTGCTGGGCTTCAGTTCCGCCGATGAGCTGGTGCAGGGCCTGTGGACGGTACGGCAGACCCTGGCAGGCGTGAGCGCGGAGGCTGACGCGCGCATGCAGGCCCGGCACGGCGAGCCGATGACCGACGGCACGCTGCCGCAGCGCGCACTGGATGCTGTCCACGGCAGCCGGAAGATCCAGCTGCTGGAGCGCGAACTGGGTGTGCTGGCTGACTTGGCCAAGGAGCCCCGGCCGAACCGACGCGAGCTGAAGGCCGTTGCGCAGGCGGTGCTGGCCGAGAAGTCCGCGCGCCAGATCCGGCCAAACGAATACCTGGTTGCTGAGCGAAAGGCTGCTCGCGCCGCGGCGCAGGCGGCGGCCAAGGGGAAGTTTGCCGATGCCCTGCAAGCGAAGCGGCAGCAGGCCCTGAACGCTGTGCTGTTCGCCGAAGCCCGCGCTGTGCAGCAGGAGGTCGAGTCGAAGGTCGGCTATATCCGGCGCCAGATGACCCCGCAGGCTCGCGAGCGGCTGGGCAAGGCCGGCGCCGACTACCTGGAGGCCATGGACACCATCGCCGACACCTACGAGTTCCGCGACGTGTCCGGCAGAGCCGTTGCGCGCCGCCAGAGCCTGCGGCAATGGGTGGAGGCGCGCCAGGCTGACGATGACCTCACCGCAGTGAGCGATGCGCTGCTGGCCAGGGTCGAGGCCGAGAGCGTGACCAACTACGCCGACCTGCCGATTACCGAGTTCCGCGAGCTGCACGACGCAGTGACCAACATCGCGCGGCTGGCCAAGCTGAAGAACAAGCTGCTGAGCAACAAGGACCAGCGCGACTGGGAGAGCGCGCAGGCAGAGCTGGCCGGCGCAATCCGTGGAGCGATCGCCGAGGGCAAGCCGCTGCCGCTTTCCGATGCGGACCTGACCGCGATGCAGAAGGTAGGTGCGACCTACACCGGCTTGATGGACTGGGTGCTGCGTCCGGAGACGGTCGTCGAGTGGTTGGATGGTGGCGAGATCGGGCCGTGGCACGACTTCCTCTGGAACCAGGCCGAGGCGGCGCAGCAGCAGCGGATTGAGCTGCGCAACCGCGTCGGCGGCATGCTGGAGCAGACGATGAAGGCCCTGACGCCGGCGCAGCGGGCGGACCTCAACCGCCTGGTGTACGTGCCGAGCCTGGGAAGGTCGCTGTCGAAGAACACGATCGTGGCGGTGGCCTTGAACCTGGGCAATGCGGGCAACCGCAACAAGCTGATGCGCGGCGGGTTCATCGGCAAGAACGCCGAAGTGGTCCAGTTCACCCCGCAGAACATCGCGGAAATGCTCGGCCATCTCACGCCGGCCGACGCGCAGATGGTGCAGGGCATCTGGGATGCGGTGAACAGCCTGTGGCCGGACATCGTGGAGCAGCAGCGCCGGTTGTCGGGCGTTGCTCCCGAACAGGTCGAGCCGATGCCGCTGATCTTCACCGCGGCCGATGGCTCGATGGTCAGCCTGCGCGGCGGGTACTACCCGGCGGTGTACGACCCCCGGGCGGGTGCCGGTGGCGTCAAGCAGGCGCGGGCGGCGGAGGAACAGATCATGGGCGGAACCTTCAGCCGCGCAATGACCAGCAAGGGCCACACCAAGGAGCGCACCGAATACGCGGCGCCGATGCTGCTGGACTACCACCGCGTGCTGTCACGTCACCTCAATGACGTGATCACCGACGTTTCGCACCGCGGCTACGTGAAGCAGGCTCTGCGGGTGCTGGAGGACCAGGAGCTGAAGAACCTGATCCAGCAGCGGCTGTCGGAGGGGGCGTATCACGCACTGCATGGGAGCGTGAAGAATGCGGTGCGCGGCGCGTCGGTGTCCGAGCCGGGATCCAGCATGGCCGAGAAGATCGGCGACGCGGTTCTGACCAATACGGCGGTGGCCGCGCTGGGCTTCCGGCTGCCGCTGGTGTTCGCCAATACCGTCGTGGCGCCGATCCAGGCGGCTGCACGTGTAGATCCGAAGTACATGGCAACTGGCTTCGCGGCCTACTACCGAAACCCTGCCCGCATGACCGAGATGATTCACTCGCTGTCGCCCTTCATGGAAGAACGCGCCAACTCGCTGGATTCGTCCTATCAGGTGGTGCTAGGCAAACTGTCGGGGAAGCGCGGCATTCGCGCGGCGGCGATGAAGATGGCCATGGAGGTGCATCGCTGGACGGTGCCGCTGGCCGAGCGTGCCATTTGGCTTGGTCGCTATCAGCAGGCTCAGGCGCAGGGCGTCGGAATCGACGAGGCTGTGCGCCTGTCAGATAAGGCTATCCGTACGACCCAGCAGGCTGGTGCCCCGAAGGACCTCAGTGCGGCCGAGCGCGACCCGCGCTACAAGTGGGTGCGCATGTTCATCGGTCCGATGATCATCATGAACAACCGCCTGCAGGAATCAGGTCTGCGCGGCCTGTACCTGGGGCGTGTGCAGTCTCCGGCCCGTGCGCTTGGCACCTGGTTGTCTGCCGGTGTGCTTTCCAATGCGGTGTTCGAGCTGCTGATGATGCGTGGCCCGGACGGTGGCGACGACGACGAGAAGGGCTGGGACGACTGGAGCGCCTGGCTCGCGCGCAAAACGATTCTGTTCCCGTTCCAGACCATCCCGCTTCTGCGTGACGTAGCTGGCGGCATCGATGCGGCGATCGAGGGCAAGCCAAGCATGGGGCGTCCGAACCCGATCGTGGACGCCGGTGTGGCGCTGGCGAAGTTCGGGCAGACGGCATGGAAGGAGGGCCGGGACTGGATCGCCGACGATGACGAGCCCGACGCGGAAAAGCTGATCAAGACAGGCGTGCGTGCTGCCGGCCCGCTGACCGGCATCCCCAGCAATCAGATGCTGACCACCGGCGAATACCTCTACGACGTCGGCACCGGCCAGTACACCCCGGACAACCCGGCGGAGGCGGCCGCATACCTCATGTACCGCCGACCCAAGGACGAGCAGTAATCGACCACGCCCAGCCCCGCAGATGCGGGGCTTCTTCTTTCTGGAGCCGATGCACCCATGACTATCTCCGCCAATGACCGCCGCAAGACCTACGTGGGGAACGGCGTCGCCACCGCTTTCAACGGGCCGAGGGCGTTCCTGTCCAGCCACATCCAGGTGTTCACCGGCACGCACCCGGTCTACAACCTGGTGCCGCCGTCGCAGTACACCGTGACCGGGCTTCGGGCGAACGCCAGCACCGTCACGTTCAACGCAGCGCCTGTATTGAACCTGGACATCCTGATTCTGCGCACGGTGCCACTGGACCAGCCGGCCGACATCACCAATCAGGGCGCGTTCCTGCCCGAAATCCATGAGGACGCATTCGACTACCGGGTGATGCAGCTGCAGCAGCTGCTCGACAGCGGGATGCAGCTTGTCCAAGACCCGGAAAGCGGCGAGTTCGTCTGGGATGCCAAGGGGAGCCGCATCATCAGGGTGGGGGATGCCAAGGGCGACGCCGATGCCGTGAACTTCCGCACCGTGCTGGTGCTGATCGAACAGATCCAGAATGGAGGCGGGTCCGTCGGCATCGCGCCGAAGTTCTGGACGTTTGAGGGCGACGGCGAGGTTACCGACTTCCCGCTGAGCGGCGCCGATGTGCTGGATCCCCTGTTCTACGACACGGCGGTGGAGCTGGCCGCCAACTCGGGCAACTACAAGGTATCCCGCCCGGTCGACGCCAACGGCGTGGGCGAATTCCTGATCGTTCCAAGCGTCAGCGGCGCACCGCCCGCCATCAGGTTCCTGCAGCCCCTCGGGGACGGCGTCCGCGGCTTCACCACCCTGCGCGGCTACGCGCGGCCTTGGATCGGTCAGCAGCCGATCTACACCGTCGCACCCCGAATCATCAGCGTCACCGGCAACGTCACTCTGGGCGGGGACATGCACAACACGCTGATCCTGGCCAACTCGGCTGGCCCGATCACCCTGACCATCCGAGCCAACACCGGGGGTAGCGCCGACTGGAAGGAAGGTCAGTTCTTCTCGGTGATGCAGGTGGGCGCGGGGCAGGTAACATTGGCTATCGAGGGGGGAGGCGGGCAGCTTAACGTGCCGGCCAGTTTCGAGGCCAAGACCCGGGCGCAGCGGACCATCATCAGCGCGACGAACATCGCCCCGGATGGCGACGCCTGGGTGGCTGCCGGCGACATGCTGCGGGTCGCGTCGGTGCCGGACCTGCAGTGCTTCGAGCTGATCGACCGCACGGTGCTGCTGGCCACTGACATTGCCACGGGCAACGGAAAGGACAGCATTGTCCTGCCCTACGGCCTGCTGCTGGACACGGTGGCCAACGGGGGCATCTACGCCACCCTGTCCACCGCGCAGGCATCAGGCACGCCCCTGACTGTCGACGTCAACCGGAACGGGACCAGCATCCTGTCCACGAAGCTGACCTTCGACAACAACGAGCGCAGCACCACCACTGCGGCCACGCCGCCGGTGCTGGTGGCCGGTGGAGAGGTACTGGCAAAGGGAGACGAAATCACCTTCGATGTGGATCAGATTGGTACGGCCGGCGCGCGAGGCATCCGTGTGTACTTGGTCGGGCAGAGGGCGTCCTGATGAGTGCGCGGATCTACGATCGCCCGGACATTGACCAGCGGCGACAGAACCTGGCGCTGCTTGTCGTGGGTTCCTTTGATACCGCGCGCCCATCGGAGCCATACGAAAGCCGCCTGCAGATCAAGAATGGCGTTGGGGCTTGCCGCGTAAGGCAGATTGATGGCGACACCCTTCCCCCAGGCCATCAGCTGTATGTGGACCAGGCCACTGCCGAGGTTGTTCTTACTTGGCCTGCTTTTCAGTCGCAGGCAGCACCAATCACAAACCCCGGGTTTGAGGGTGGTCCTGCCGCGTGGGAGGGGGGGGCTGGATGGGCAGTAACTACGCTTGGCCCGATCGTGGGGGCGTGGTCGGGAGAGTACGCGAGCAATCGTGGTGAATCGGTGCTTTCAAACACGGCTAGATATGCGGTGTATCCAGGGCAAAGGACGCTCGCTAAATGCAAGGTTCGCCAGGGCGCGTCTGCAGAGGGGAACGCTGGCGCGTCAGTTTTGCTTGAGTATCGGAACGCCGATGGTGGAGTCGTATCAGCCCAGGAAGGCAATAGGGTCATGTCGGCGAGCAAGGGAGCTGTGTACGACTCCACCGTCGAAGGACAGGCCCCGGTCGGTGCCACCACTGTCAACATTGCCAGCAATGGCATTCGATACAGGGAGAACAAACCACTCTTTGTCGATGAATTCGAATGGAACCATACGGTTGCTGTAGTTGGCATCAACTACGAAGCTGAGTACACGGTATCGCTGCAAGTCAGTGACTCTGCGGGCCGAGCGGCAATCTGGAGAGGCAAAGTCCGGGTGTTGTTCGGCGAAGTCGATCCGTTCTGGGACAACGTTGTAAGCGTCATGAACTTCGAAGGCATTGGAGATGATTTCCACGATGGAAAGGGCCATACGTGGAACGCGCAAGGCGGTGTTGTTCAGGTCGGCGGGGGGATCACGCTGGCAGTTGACGGCCAGTCGGTCTGGTCGGATGGGCCATTCCCGGGTCAGTCGGCTATGACCGACTTCACCATCGAGGCTTTCATTACTGTGGCCGGGTACAACCCTGCATGGGGGTTCGTCATCAACTTTGCCGCCGGGTCAACAGGACTCTACATCGGCGATTCGGGTCAGTTGGGCTTCTACAACGGCGGCGTGTGGGTGTCGCAGCACATCGTGCCTGTCGGGCAGAAGGTACACGTCTGCATTGAGCGAAAGGACAACATTGTTACGGCCTACCTGAACGGTGTAGGGGCCGGGTCGAACGAGCGTACATTCCCGACGGTAGGCGTTTCGCAGCTCGGAATTGGGGCAGACCAGAAGATCAATTCCTTCTTCCGCGGCACAATCTACGCCACTCGCGTGACCAGCTACGTCGCGAGGTACGGCGGAAACTTCGACGTCCCGAACGATCCCTTCCCCGAGCGGGGGTGAGGGTCGAGGGTCGAGCCTGGCTCGACTCTGCCCAAACAGTTCAGGTAGGTGGCCGGCCCGTTCGCAGGATCTGCGACGGCCGGTCGTATCCTTCCGGCCATGCAGCTCCCCGCCGATTTCCGCTGGACGACCAGGTCTGCCAGCCTCCCGAATGACTCGTTGACCGTGATCGCCTGCCACAGCGTGTGGGTGGTGGCTATGGCCCAGCGGGTGAATGACGGGATCTGGATCGCCTCGCTGGACCGGCATCGGCATGGCCCCGGCGGGCCGTTCCGCTGGTGCAGCAGCTACGAGCAGGGCCGGGCAGGGGCCGAGCTGTGGGTGACCAGGCACGAGGACAGGCTGCGGGAGGATGTGGCCAAGATCCTGGCATGGCAGGAGAAGGTCCGGGGGAACCGGCTGGCCAAGGCCGACCAGGATCCGCCTTTCGGCTGGATTGGGTAGGAGCTTTGGGGCGCTCCGCAACGAGAAACGGCGCCAATCCACACAAGGGTTTCAGGGCGCCGTTGCAGATGGTGTTGCGGAGCGGAAATCAGGGTGAAAGCCTTGTGCCGCAATGGTTCTTCGTCAGACTTTTAATCTTTTGGTCGAAGGTTCGAATCCTTCACGGCCCACCAATGCGATCAATGACTTAAAGCGCCCTGGTGGCGCTTTTTTCATCACCTCCAGAATTCCCTCCGTAATTGATGCAGATCTTTCGGTAAGGCTGGCGGTCTCTTTGTGGTGAATCGTTGAACGCTACGTAACAAAAAGGCTCACTGGTGCCTCGATCGACAGCGAGAGTCTCCCGAGGTAGCATTCATCTATGAAACCAGTAATTGTCGATCTGTTTGCCGGCGTTGGAGGGATGAGTCTTGGCGCAGCTAGGGCTGGCTTCCACATAGGTGCCGCCTTTGAATGGGACAGAATCGCCTTGAGGGCGCATGCTCTCAACTTCCCGACGACGTTTCACTCTGACAGAGATGTGGCTACGCTGTCTGGTCGAGAGCTGTTAGATGCCGCCGAACGGCCGTCCATCTCCGGGCTTATCGGCGGACCTCCATGCCAAGGCTTCAGTACTATCGGAAAGCGCCTGATCGATGATCCGCGCAATAGCCTGTTCGGTCACTTTTTCAGGCTGGTGCGAGAATCTGATCCAGCATTCTTTGTAGCTGAGAACGTGCCCGGCATTCTTAGTCCTAGAAACAAGCAGCAGGTTGAGGATGCCTTGGCTCAGGTCCCAAGCCGCTACCGGATGCTTCCACCACGAATCGTCGTGGCTTCCGATTTTGGAGTGCCAACGTCTCGGAGGCGTGTGTTCTTTGTTGGCTACGATCCCGAACGGCTGACGGACATCGACGCTGATGAGCTCTTTGCGCCGCTTCAGTACACCGTCAGCGTCCGTGAGGCTTTGTCCGGTCTGCCAGCAGTTCGACCGACTTGGCAGTCTGTCGAGCAAGGCTGGCGTAAGGTCGGCGAGGGGATCACAAATAGTGAGTTCAAGGAACGGCTGAAGGCCCGTGTGCCGGAGGGTGTAGGGGACGCTAACGCCCTTGCGCGGATCGCACAGGGCTGGATATCTGGAAACCTGGGTACTGTGCATGAATCTGAGGTCGTTCGCCGGTTTCGGGCGGTCAAGCCTGGAGCAACGGATGCCATTTCTCGTGCGCCTAGGCTCAATCCTAACGGCTTCTGCCCGACGCTGAGGGCTGGGACGAACTCAGACCGGGGCAGCTTCCAAGCTGTTCGGCCTATACATTTCTCAGTCCCGCGGGTGATCACGCCAAGGGAGGCTGCACGGCTTCAGGGGTTCCCAGACTGGTTTCAGTTCGATGATACGAAATGGCACTCGTTCCGTCAGATCGGGAACAGTGTCAGCCCTGGAGTTGCCGAAGCTCTGTTGGGGCGTCTGAAGACCCATCTCCGCGACTAGGGCTTGCGCTAAACAGTCATCGAGATCCAAACTGTCGTCCCAGCTTTCGTACGGATACGGACTATGGCAGAGATTGATGCGTCTCCCACCAAAGATTTTTTTATCTCCATCATCACGAAAGATATCTCGTTATTAGATGCAGTAAAGGATTTGGTCGATAACTCAGTAGATGGTGCACGCTCCGTTAGGAAAGATGGGGATTTTAAAGGGTTGGCTGTCCAGCTCAATCTTTCGGCTGAATCCTTCTCAATTTCTGACAATTGCGGCGGTATGGCGGTAAGTACTGCTGCCGAGTACGCATTTAGATTTGGTCGTGCGGCAGGCGCTCCTAATGTGGAGGGCTCGATCGGACAGTTTGGCGTCGGCATGAAGAGGGCACTCTTCAAGATGGGTCGGAAGTTTGAGGTGTCGTCTGTTTCTTCCGAATCTTCTTTTAAGCTAACTGTCGACGTCGATGCATGGAAGCGACTTAAGGATAAGGATGGAAATGAGGTCTGGAAGCTAGCGTTTGACGAGGTCCATGAGGGGCAGGTCAATGCTCCCGCAGACTGCGGGACAGTTATCAGGGTTGAGGAGCTGCACTCCGTAATCTCTTCGGAGTTTGAATCTTCGATATTCCTAAAGTCATTGATCAAAGGGATTCAGGACGCGCATGCGAGCAGTATGGATGCTGGTCTGGACATAAAGGTTAATGCCTTTTCATTGAGTCACCGTGCGGCAACTCTCTTGCAAAGCGACGAGCTTGTGCCCTTCCGCACTGAGTATATTTATCCTGCTGATCAGTCGCGAGGTCAATCTTCGCCGGTGCGTCTTTCCCTCTACGCCGGCATAAGCTCCTCAAACATAGAGGATGCTGGCTGGTCAATCATATGCAATGGCCGACAGATCGTTACTGGAGACAAGTCGCCGACGACGGGCTGGTCTACGGTAGAAGAAGAGTTTTCGACTCCCAAAGCGCATCAGCAGTTTGCGCGCTTCCGGGGCTATGCTGTTTTTGAGAGCGACGACGCGAGTTCCCTGCCTTGGAATACTTCCAAGAGCGGCGTGGATACCGATTCGCGAGTGTATCAGTCGGCTCGTCAGGAGATGACCGCTGCGCTACGTCAAGTAATTAATTTCTTGAATGCTCTTGCCGGTGAAAAAGACTCCGAAGACAACTTCCTTCAGAAAGTCATTGATCGCGCCAAGCCGGTGGAGATATCGAAATTGCAGAAATCTACGCTCTTCAAATATCCCACTAAACCTATCGTTTACTCACCAAAGACACTGAGAGTACAGTTTGATAGGAGCATCGAAGATATTGAATTCGCTCGCGACTTCTTTCAGGTGCCTAGTGCTAAGAGGGCGGGTGAGGCCGCCTTTGATTACTTCTTGGAGAGGGAGCGGGACTAATGGCCGGCAGTTACAAGAAAATTGACTACCGCGTCCGGCCTGGCAAGAGCATCGAACGGAAGATGTTGGCAGAGGCGTTTAGGAGGCTAAACCACTTTCATGAGGTGAGTGGCTACACCTACGTAGGGATGGGTTCTCTTTATTTCGCGGACTTCAGTCTCTTTCATCGCTCGTTAGGTTTTGAGCGCATGATAAGTATCGAGAATACTACTGCTGAGCATAGCAAAAACAGATTTCTTCTCAATGTTCCATTTTCTCAGATTGAGATGCAATTTGGTCATTCCAATGTTGTTCTGCAGCGGATGGCGATCAAAGGCCCCCTTGTGGTCTGGCTTGATTATGATGGTCTGCTAGATAAATCCTGCTTGACAGACATCAAGTATGTCGCGAAGAAGGCACCTTCGGGATCTGTCATCGTGGTAACGGCGAACGCGGACGCGAAGTCTCTCCAAGCTCTGATCGATGAAGAGGAAGGTCTGAACGACATGCTCGATGTTACTAGGAGCTTGTTGGGAGAGGAGCACCTGCCTCCTGGGTTGACCGCGGCGGACATCCACGGAGGAAGAGTCGGCGACATCTTTCGGGCTGTAATACACGCTGCTATTGAGGACGGAATTCGAAATCGCAACACGGAAGTTCAAGAGGATGCCTCCTTCTCATATCTTCAGATCTTTAATTTCCGTTACTCGGATGGCGCGCGGATGCTAACGGTCGGTGGCGTTCTTCTTAGTAAGAAAGATGATGAGAAGTTCAAGGCAGCTTCCTTTGAGCAACTGCCGTTTACGCGAACGGGTGATGACTCATACTTTATCGATCCGCCATCGCTCACGTTTTCTGAGATGCGCAGAATCGATGCATGTGCGAACGATAATCTTTGTGCGCTTGGGCTGCCGATGAAGGACGTGGAGCGGTATAGGATGACGTATCGGTACTTTCCGAACTTCGTGGAGGCGGAAGTTAGCTGATCTAAGGCTGTAGAACTGGACCATTGTGTTGAAGTCTCTCCGTCGCCAGTAGCCCAGGCTTCAGTTGGTTCAAAGTATTGAAAATTCTTTAATCTGATGTAGTGGGGATTTCAATGTATAGCGTTCTCTTCTCAACGGCTGAATGGCCGGCCGGTGGCTCGCAGATTTCCTTGTCACGTCTTTTTGAACATACCGAGGATGCAGTAGAAGTCGCCTTCACGGACGCTAACGGTAATCCTGATCTCGATAAGCTAAAAAGCATCCCTGCGCTGTTCGCTCAGGAGACATACGGTGGCGTCCTTCCGCCGGCTCGAGTTGGAAACATTCACTCTGCAAGGCTGGTCGGAAGAGAAATCCATATCGAGTACAGCTTCGACGCAACGATTCCTCCTATAGCTGGGGAGACCTTGAGGCGTTCTGGGGCGCAAATAGGCCTCAATGTATTTACGAGGTCTCACTGGGCGGTCAAGGATTTCGACCTGTACAAGTTCATTGTGCGAAACCAGAGGCAATCCCGCAGGCTGCCCACAGCATTTGACGTGGCGTCACCAGAAGCCGTTGATCCCAACCTGGTTTCGGTCATGATGCCATTCACAGCGGCTCTGGAACCCACGTATCGTAAGATTCGGGAGGTGGCTCAGGCACTTGGGCTTGAATGCAGAAGGGCTGACAACATCTGGGACCACGCGACTGTTATTCAGGATGTGGTGAACCTGATCGACCAAGCCGCGATCGTGATATGCGATTGCACTGGTAAGAATGCGAACGTTTTCTACGAAGCAGGTATCGCGCACGCGTTTGGGCGTGAGGTTGTGCTGATCACTCAAAACGCAGATGACGTTCCGTTCGATCTTCGTCACCATAGATTTTTGCCGTATCTCGGTAACGCCGAAGGATTGGAACGTCTGGCAGTCGACCTTGCGCCTCGTCTTCAGGCGTTGCGCGCGCGGGTATGATCTCATCAGCGCTGGCTTGGTATTTTTAGCCGACCCTTCGTTTGTGTTTAATCGGTCCGGGAAGGCTTCACCCGCGGCACGCTCTTGTCATAGACCTTCATCATCGCGTCGGTGACGCCTAGTGCGTCCTGACGTTCTGCGCGGTTACCGGCAGTGTCTGTGCCGCCCTTCCGCTTGAGGTCGTGCAAGCTGAAGCGTTCCTCAGGCAGGATGATCCCTGTAGCGATAGCGAGTTGAATGAAACGCTGCCAAGTGCTGTCTAGGCTGGTCTTATGCAGCGGCTCGCCGTGTTCTGCCAGAAAGAGGTAGCGCTGGTCGGCCCGCATCTGCACCGGCAGGCTATGGCGGTCAATGATGGTCTCACGGCGCACGGTCGCTGCATCCCAAGCTGCTCGTAGCCGTGGTGTCCAGACCACCAGGTTGTCACGACTGCGCTTCCGGCGATTGGTATGCAGGCCTTCAGGCGTGCCTTGCGCTTCGGTGAGCGTGAGCGTCTCAATGCCGCGCAGTCTGCAAAGGTAGCCCAGCTCCATGATCATCCATAGGTATGGCGGTACTGAACCCTCTGTCCTAGCCGGCCGCATGGAGCGTTCGCGCGCGAACGCTATCAACTTGGCATAGGCTTCATCGGTAGGAAGGCGTTGACGCTTACGCTCCTTCGCCTGCTCAAGTCCCTGGGCAGGGTTGTGGTTCACTATGCCCCGATTCAATGCCCAGCGGAACACGAGCCGCGAGTAGCGCAGCACCTTGTTTGCCTTAGTGGGTGTTCCTGCCGATTCGATCCGATCAACAAGGCGTTGGAAATTGTGGTTCCGCAGCTTGTTGACTTGGAGCTTGCCGAACGGCATGCCCAGGTTCGTGGGGTAGGTCAGGAGGACATTGCGCGCCGACTCGTAGTCCGCGCGTGTGCCAGGCGCAAGCCCCTTGAACTTGGCACTGTCGTGGTACTGAGTGCAGACCCATTCAACTGTTCCGGTTCCTTCTCCGGCTTCCATGAGTGCGTGTAGCTCGGAAAGCTTGGCTTGCGGGCCTGCGACCGTTCGGCGAGCTTTCCGGGGGCCGTCAATACCCGTTGCGGTTTCGAAGATGTACCAGCGGCCACGACCAGTCGCATCCCAGTAAACGCCCTTGGGGATCTTCGCTTGGTCGATATGCGGGGGTATGGACGGGTTGTGCTTTCGCGGTCGGGGTGCCATCAGATTACGTCAGTCCCATATGCTTCGTTTGATGCCAGCTGCAGGCCGAGAGCGGCGTTCATTGCTGCTGCGGTGGTCCAGATGCCGCCCTTACCGTCGTACTTGTAGCGGATGCCACAAGTGCGCGCCCACGCCTCTACGGTCGCGAGCCGCGGGCGCTCGCCGGGCCTGCACAGTTCTTGGAGATCCTGAAATTGGAGAACGTCTCCGATCAAGCGGCGCCTCCTCTGGTCAAGCATGATCGTGACTGCGACCGTCCAGTGGGCTCCACTTGCAAAGCTACAAAGGGACGCCTGGATGCCATGGTTGAAAGGATATGCTCGCCCCATTGCCCGGCCATCGCCGCAGCGATCGCGGGGTCTGATCGCGAGCGCTCTTTCTCACGATCTGGACCCGGCCGCATGAGATGGCAGCGCGCTACGATCTCCCCGTGCTGCTCGATCACCTGCGCCATTGTGTGGGTAGCCACCAGCGCTGGGAGGTTTTTGAGCCAGAGCGTGGCGCCCTTGGTGAAGGGGCTCCCGAAGTCGTATGGCTGCACCGTCTGCGTGGGTCGGCCAAGCACGCTCATGGCCAAGCCGTGCGGCTTTGAGTTTTCAGCGGCTATGAACTCCACGGGCGCGGCCATCAAGTTGGCGAACAGCAGTGCGCCTTCCGGGAAGTCGCGCATCCGGTTCGGATACTTCGGGTGCCTGCGGCGATCAGGCTGCGGCAGCAGGGTGTCGTCTGGGTGGTACATCCAGCGGATGCCGGCCAGTGTGTTGTAGGTGCAGTAGGGGTGGGCCACCATCGCCAGCCAGCGGTCAGCCTGCAGGTGGTTTCGCACGTCGCCCTGGATGTGCCAGCGTGGGTCGCCTTCGGTAGGCCGCAGGTCGCAGGAGTACGTCTCGAAGCCGTAGGCGCGGAAGGCCGACGCCACGGTGTCGCTGTACTCGCAGGCGATCAGCACCGGAAGTAGTTTGGCCATCAGTGCCTCCCGTCTTCGCTTGCGTCCGGAAGCTGGGCGCCAGTTGCCCTTTCGTGATCGAGCGCAGGGTTGCTGGTGAGGAGCTTGGCCCAGTAAATTCTCTCGCGCTGGAACGTCCCTGTTTTCAGCTTCCCGCTAGACCTGACCATTGAAAGGAGAACGAGATGAGCCTTTGGAGTGGCATTAGCCCCTGCATGAATCTTGGTGTTGATGGCTGTGTTGTCTGGTGGGAGGCATGGGCTGCTGTCGCCGCCGGAGGAGCAGCTTTGGTGACTGGGGTTTTGGGGTACGTGACCTATCGCTTGGCAGTAGCGACCACGGAGGCAACAAGAACGTCCGTCAAGTTGGCGGCGGCGGTCAAGCTGAGCGACGAACAGCACAAGGTTCGCGAAGCTCAGCTGCTCGGGCGTCTTATCTTTCCCGAGGTGGTTCAATCCGCCCAGCATTACAAGAAGCTCTTTGAGGAGCTCGGGGCTCCTGGCGCACTTGATGATGTCTACAGCGTTGCTGGCGGCAAAGATCTGCTTGTACGACTGGCGGGCGGGCCGGGTCAGCCTCGGTGCAATGAGGATGTTGGTCGGCTTGCAGTGTTTTCCGCTCGAATCTGTGACGCGCTTGGGCAGGGCCTCGGGTACGTCTCGACCGCGAAAGAGGTGGCGAAGCACTTTGAACGCAAGAGTTCGAGAGAGAACGATGAAGCGATGCTTAAGGAGGTCACGATTCAAGTGCGTGGCGCGGCTCGTTGCTTTGAGGTCGCCAAGGAGGAACTGAAGAACCTCCTCCATGTCGATCCAGAGAGTTGGAAATGACATGCGAACTGTCCCTCCGCGGTGGTGAAGAGATTGGGCGTCAGACATCTGAGATATCTCTCTTCAGAAGGATGCTGATCGCCAGCGGTCGCACGAACCATGCGGCTATCTCGACGGCAACCAGACGCCGTACCTGGAGCAGCACCAGGGCTTCACCGTCGACGGCGTGGCGTGGAAGGTGCGCCTGGATGCGGCACCGGCCATTGCCGACTACCGCGGCATCTACAAGAACCCCGGTAACCCAGCACCCGCTCAGGGCTGATCGCCCGCCATGGAGATCACCGCGATAGCGGCGGTCTCCTGAACCCTTCACGCATCCGGAGAGTTTTTATGAAGAACGCACATCAGGACGGTCGCGTGCTCGACGTGACCCTGGCAGCTGACATCAAGAGTGGTGAGCTGGTCGTACAAGGCAAGCTGGTCGCAGTCGCTGTTACCGATGGCAAGGCTGGCGAGATCATCGCTACGCATGTCGAGGGCGTGTTCGAGCTGCCCAAGCTGCCGGCCGCCGTGTTCACTGCCGGCACCGCTGTCAACTGGGACACCGAAACCCGGCACGCGATCGCTGGTGCAGCCGGTGCCGACCAGGTGGCAGACATCGGCTTCGCCGTCTACCCGGCCGAGGCCGGCGCACTGACCGTCTTCGTCCGGCTGACGCCGGGCTCCGCCGCAGCAGGCGCGTAACCGAACAGGCCGGCACCGCTCACATTCGCCCGGGTGGCGTGAGCGGTGCCGGTTCTTCCACAGCGACAACGGGGGATCGCATGGGCACTACCAGCACGCCGCGCGGCGTACGCAACAACAATCCTGGCAACATCGACCGCATCAGCACGCCGTGGCAGGGTGAGGACCGGTCCGCTGCGGCTATCGCCCGCGAGCAGCGCTTCTGCGTGTTCCTGACCCCGCAGGCGGGGTTCCGCGCCCTCGCGAAGACCCTGCTCACCTACCAGCGCAAGCACGGCCTGCGCACGGTGAAGGAGATCATCGGGCGCTGGGCGCCGCCGGTGGAGAACGATACCGGTGCATACGTCCGGCAGGTTGCGGCGGCGGTAGGTGTTGCGCCTTCGGAAATCATCCGTCTGGACAATGCGGTCACCCGCGAGCAGCAGCAACAGGCCCGGCGCCTAGCCGAGGTCGGCGCGAAAGAGGTCGAGCGGATCAAGGAAGCGCTGGAGCCGCGCAAGCCGCCGGCAGAGACGAAGCCCCGTCCGAGGGACGCACGCAAGGGGTGGGTGAGGGCAGGACTCCGCGAGCTACGTGGTTGGTGAGCGGAAAAGGTTCCCGAATTCACGGTGTCTGCCCATTGCGGGACTAGGGGCCAGTCCGCAGGCCTCCTGAATTGGACTCAATCTAAGTTGTTGACTGCAATGCACAGTGCGCCAGCCTTCTAAGCCGGCTGCCAATCAGGCAATTTCATCGCCAAACTTACGGTCCAAGTTTGCGTCTTGACTTCGCCCTCACTATTTGATAGAAATCTTCCTGCACTCGACGACCCCAACAATTGGGTTGGGGAGGTGCAAAGGAAGCTCCGATGGTATCTCCTTTCTTGGAAAGGCTGATGGCCTACCTGGAGGGTGAAAGGGTTAGCGAGACCGAGCTGCGTCTGTTGATGCACTTCGGCTGGGTTCACCCGGACACCTATCAGGTAACTCCCTCCGGCTTGCAGACGCTCGGTTTCATTTAG